GGGTCGTGTTGAAGCTGCGCAAGCATTAAATCCAATGTTGAATCAAAATCTTGATCAACAACGTAATCGTCAGATGCAGTTGAATCAACAGACTGCACAACTTACTGGTGGTCTTAATCAGCAAAGATATATGGCTGAACTTGCAGGAGGAGCACAGTCAGAAACTGGCGCACTTACGCGACAAATAATGACGACTACTAATCCTTACGCTAATTCCGCGTTCCAGTATCGTTAAAGAAAATGTCTTTTTCAGGCTTTAACCTTGGCTCTTCCAACACACCTAGATATGGGTCAGGTGTGAATTTTGATGGGATAGATACAGGAGCAACTTTTTACGGAAAACAACCCATAGATAAAGCTGGAAAATATGCGTTTATAAATAGTGATTTCTATAAAAATGCTGACCCTGAAACACGAAAATTAATAGCTCAAAACGAATTAGAAAACAAGAGCCAAAGTAATGTTACTGAATTATTAAATTTTATTCGTGAAACAAGAAGTCCAGAAGCACGGAAACAAGCTCTTGAAGATACATTAGAATTTCAAAATAGACAACAAGCTGCAGCGGCACCTTACAACATGTTATATAAAGGACTAGATACTTTATCTAAACTTCCCGAACAGATATCTGCAAATGCTGCTAATCGAGCAATGTTAACTGTCCTTGGAGCTAAGTCAGTAACAGATGCAGGAAATGCGGCTATGGCAAATTCTCCTTTTGGTAAAGGTAGTTTTGTTTCGCAGGTTCCTCTTTCTCAACAAAGGTATTTTAGTTAGAATAGATATGTGCAATATAATTAAATGGCAAGGAGGATAATATGTTACTAGCACCTTTAGCTGCTCCTTTAATTACAGGTCTTTTTAGCGGTGGCGCCAGTATGTTCGGCGCTAACAAAGCCGAAGAGGCTGCTCGTAGATCTGATAATACTGCACGTCAAATCGCACAAGGACAGTTTGCTGCACATAATGCAGGTCTATTAGAAGCAAGGGAAGCTGAAAAAGGTAGGCTTGGCTTTGGAATGTGGGATAAGGTCTTTAGCGCTGGTACAGGAGCTGACCTTGATTTTGGAAGACAACAAAAAGCTTCTTTGTTTCAACGTAATATATTAGATCCTCTTTCTGCTGCTAATGAACGAGATGATTTAAGAGCAAGAATGGGAATAGAGGGCTCATCTGCCGCACGTGGATTACGTCAAGAAGCTAATCGTGAGGCTCTTAAAAGAACTCTTGCAGAGAAACAAGGACAAATGATAGGTATGTTTGGTAGAATGGCACCAATAGATACTTCCACACTTTTTACATAAGGAGATAAATCATGGGAGGAGGAGGAGGAAAAAGCGCACCGGCACCTGTATACATGCCGCCACCGCCTGATAATACGTTTAGAGATTTCTTAAACTATAGTCAACAACAAGAAGCACGGGCACAAGCGCGAGCTGATCAAGAAAGAGCAGACGCTAAGGCTAAGGAAGATGCACGTAAAGCATCAGGTACTGCAGGCTTTGGTGGTTTACGTTCAGGTATAGAATCACAGTTGCGACAAGGTTTAATTACGTATGATGATGCTTCTAGGCAACTACGTGATTATGCTGGTAAATACGAAATAAATCCAGAAGAAGATGTTAATAAGTTAACAGATGTTTATACTAAGGAATTATTACCCGGACGTCGCTCTACAGGCATCTCTGCGGCCTATCAAGAACTCTTAGGACGTGAAGCTACGGAGCCAGAGAAGACGGCTGCCTTACAACGTTTTAATCAAGGTTATTACAGCAGTGTTCAAGACTTAAAGGAGTCCCTTGCCAAAGGCTCGGAATATCAAGATAAGTTCCAAACAAGCTATCTTGGTAACTATTACGATACGATGTATGGTAAAGAAGAGAGGGATGCAGCAGGTAAGAGAATAGGTACAAGAAGCTTTAAGTTTGATAAGTCACTTCTTCCTACTTACGCTGAAGGAACCTTAGGTAAAGCTGGTGTTGCAATTCCAAACTTCAAGGATATCTTCACTGGTACACCTGCTGAACTTGAAGAGCAAACACAAAATATCAGAGACACACGTAAGTATCTGTACAGTGCTGGTCTAACTAATCTCCAAGGGGATATTGATAAAGAAACACAGAAGTTAAAAAATCAAGGTGCTAAGGATATAGCTAAGATTGAGCAGGGAACAGATCTATATAAACTTATGGGTCTTGCTTTTAGTTGAGAGTACATATCCCTTGCTATAATAATGTAGTGCAAAAAGTTTTAAATTATGGCTAATGACTATCTTGCCTATATAAATAGGTATCCAGATTTAAAGGCCGCTTTTGGCCAAGATGCTGACGCAGGTAAACGGCATTATGAAGAGTTCGGCCAACGCGAAGGTCGAGACGCCTCTATTTCTGGATCAGACAAAGACTCTAGTTTTGATATTAATCGTTTTGAAGGTCTTTTAAATCGCTTGGAAGCATCTAAGGGTCGTCAACAACGTCAGAAGTCCGTTGAAGGACGTCGCGACATCTTTAGCCAGGGCCTTGCTGGTATGATGAGCAATTTTTAAAATTTGATTAACGAAAGATATCCACAAAGGACTTGTAGAAAGTTTCAACTTTAATTAGATATATATTTGTTATAATTATGTAGTACAAAAGGTTTAAAATCATGATTCCTCCTGACAATACTACTGACTCCAGTTTTGATATCGATCGTTTTGAACAACTTTTAAATCGCCTTGAAGCATCTAAAGGTCGTCAACAACGTCAGAAGTCCGTTGAAGGACGTCGCGACATCTTTAGCCAGGGCCTTGCTGGTATGATGAGCAACTTCTAATTTCCTATAGGTGCTGTAAGCCATGACCAGTAGCGTTCCAGCAGGACAAACTGATGCTGATGATTGGTTTGATTTAGACAAATATCGTCAGGCGGCTGGCGTGGCTTACGACTTTTCTAAGAAAAAGATGGAGGATGCTGGTGGACAGGAACGAGAAACTATCGGTAAAGGTGCCGAAGAACAACGTACCTCAGCAGAGCAGTCACAGCGCTTTAAAGAAAAGGACGAAGAACGCGATTACGGCCAGGCCCAACGAGCTTATCGATATTGAGTTATTCGATGGGTGGGTAGATAATTTAGATGCGTCTACCCAAGAATCATTCTGTGCATTCGCCAAAGAAAATTACTCTGTAATAGAAGCCTATCTTTATTCACGATTCCTTGGTTATAAAGGAACCGTAACTGCGTGCGAACTATGGGTCAAACAACATTACGATAAACCAGATCACCGAAAGAAACTCTTGTATGAAATTGACGAGATGCAAGAGGACGTACGTAAATTACGAGAAGATGTAGAGAATGGTGTTGTAAAACGTGATGCGGGAGTAGCTCGCATTGCTTCTATGCAAAAAGAAATTCGTGGTCATATTGACCAAGTAGAAAAGTTTACGAGTATTAAAGATAGAAAAGGTTTATTGATGGCAGGTGCTGACAGGGCTATACGTGAATTAATGTTTATCTTCAAAGATGATCCCATTGAGATCCCCTTGGAAGAAGCAACAATGAGCGTATGGTCCAGAATGCAACTTGAGGAATGATTCTGTTAGACTGATTTTAAATTAAAAGTTTACAGTTATATGCCTAAAGGTAAAATGCCACCTCAGTTTCTTGAGTATCTCAAGAAGAAAGATGCTAAGAAAGAAGATGGCACGGAGATGAATGACAAAGAAAAGCGTAAGGCTGCTCTAGATAAAGCAAGAAAATACAAAGATCAAAAAAACAGTAAAGCTAAAAAATAGAGTAGGATTCCATAACGTTGGAACATTCTTGTGCCTAGCTATACACACCTTGCTTATCGACGTAATGCAAAAGCCGCTGCGCGGAACCAACAAATACGTATACCCAAGAATGTAGATGCTCTTAAGTTTGCGCAAGAAGACTTTGGTTTCTTTTGTGAATACGTAGCTGACAAGCCTCCCGCTGAACATCACCTGGAATGGCATAAGCATTTCATAACAGAAGAAGACAGTAGTTGCCTTCTGCATATTGCTGGACCAAACGTCGATCTATTGGCACCAAGGGGACCACTTGCTGTTTCAATGCCAGTAGCAACTCCTAACGGATGGGTGCCCATTGGCGATTTACAATTAGGTGATTTAGTTTTTTCTGAGAAGGGACAAATTACAGAAGTAATTGATATATCCGATTACGCATCGTCTCCAACTTGGGAAATATCCTATACAGATGGTTCATCCGTACGTTGTGACGATCAACATCTATGGAAGGTGCGGCGTGTAGGTTCTGACGCCAAAGGTGAATGGCGTGTTATGTCTCTTAATGAAATTCGTACACAAAAAACAATTGGAATGAAAGGAAACGGTAAAGTTAGTTCTCCAAGTCAACGTATTACTGCAACCTGTTCACCGGAAGAAAAACCTTGGTTGGACAGCAAGGGCTATGCTCGTTACTATATTCCCGTGACGGAACCAGTACAATATCCAGAAAAAGAACTTTTAATTGATCCGTATTTACTCGGTGTTTTAATTGGAGATGGCTCCTTAAGCAGTGGAAACCTAACAATAACTAGCGCTGATCCAGAATTGATTGAACGTTGCGCTCAACTTTTACCTAAAGACTACACGTTCAAGAAATCTTCTAAGTACGATTATCGTATTTCGCATGTTAAAGGCAGTCTTTTCTGTGGGACACCAAATCCTGTAAAAAGAAATCTTAAAAAACTTGGCTTGTACGGAAAAACATCAGTATCAAAATTTATTCCAAAAGAATACTTATTTTCTTCTGTTGCTGATCGTGAGGCGTTGCTACAAGGTTTACTCGATACGGACGGTACGGTATCTAGTTCTGGTTCTGTTTCTTTTTGTACTACATCTCAGCAACTTGTAGACAACATTATTGAACTAGTTCAATCATTAGGAGGTATTGCAACTAGACGTATTGCACAGTTTAATTCTTATACCTTGCCCAACGGAGTAAAAACCCGTACAACAACACCGTCTTACAAAGTAGGAATAAAATTACACCCTGAGATTAGACCGTTCTCCCTGGAGCGTAAAGCACTGAGGTATGCTCCTTGTACTAAATACCTTCCTTGCCGTGGCATTGTAGATATTAAACCTTCGTTTGAAGAAAAGGTACGTTGCATAGAGGTTCAGGATGAGTGTCATACATTCTTAACAAAAGATTATATCGTCAGTAAAAATTCGGCCAAAAGCACAGTCTTGGGTTTGCTTACGGCATGGGCTATTGGTATTCACACTAAAGCTAAACGTCCTCTACAGATTCTTTACTTGTCATACACAGTTGATATTGCACGATCCAAAAGTGCTACCATCAAACGCATCATTGAAAGTAAACGATACCAAGAAGTTTTTCCTACTGTACGTCTAATGAAGAACGTAACTAGTAATGAATACTGGTCAATAGATCATCGCTTTGCGGGTATTGATACAACTGGTGATGAACAGTTTACACTCTGTGCTGCAGGACTTAAGGGTTCAGTTACCTCCAAGCGATCTCATTTAGTAATGATAGATGACGCCATAAAAAGTTCGGCAGATATCTCAAATCCAGACATTAGAAAACAAATGCAAGAGAACTGGAATGCTGTGATTGCACCTACTATGTTTGAAGGCGCACGAGCAATATGTCTTGGTACACGCTTCCGACATGATGACATTCATGCGACAACTTTTAATGAACAAAATAATTGGATGCAGATTGTTCTTCCTGCAATTAAGAACAATCGCATAACAGGAGAAGAAGAATCCTACTGGCCTGCAATGTGGTCTTTGGAATACCTAAAGGAAAAGAAACGACAGGCACCTATTGCCTTCTCTTTTCAATACATGAATCAAATCGTTAGACAAAACGAACTTTCCTTGGCACCAGAACTAATAGTTAAAGCAGAAATTGCAACGGAGTTTGATACTCTTGGCGTTGGTGTTGACCTATCTGCTGGCGTCAAAGAAAAGAATGATTACACCGTTATGGTACTAGGTGGACGTATCGGCGATCAGATTCATATTATTGATTACAGACGAATACGAGTCATGGGAAATCTAGAAAAACTTGACGTACTTAAAGAACTTCTTAACGATTGGTCTATTCTTGGTAAAGATGAAAACAATAATTACTTCCCGACTTTTGCAACAGTTGACATATGGTCTGAAGCTGTACAGTACCAGGCATCCCTGGAAGCAGACTTCAAAAGAGTTTGTTTAAATCAAGAAGGTCTCTACAATATTTTGTGGCATCCCGTCAAAGGTTTCCGTGCAGACAAGCTTGCAAGGTTTCGCGGCATTATGGGCATGTTTGAAGATAGAAAAATAATTTTTAATCGGTTTAGGAACTTCACAAATCTCTTCGAGGAACTCACGAACTTCGGCGTAAGTAGTCATGATGATTGCGCGGATGCCCTTGTGTGGTTAGTAAACGGTCTAGCACGGAAAGGTCAATTACACCTAGATTTTTAATTCTAAAGATTTTATAAAATTACAAAGACTAGTTACAGCAATAGATCTTAACGTATAGAATAAAAATGTGAGGAATTCCTTACATATCTACATGTTTCTTAACGTCCTCATGGTTTCTACTCTTGCCCCACGTTCTGGCGTGGCTGGGTGGGATCAGTTTTGTGAGTGGGTTACAGGCACCGAAAATCGTCTTTATGTCGGTTGGTTTAGTGTACTTATGATCCCTTGCCTACTGGCCGCCACCATTTGTTTTATCATCGCTTTTATTGCTGCTCCACCCGTTGACATCGATGGCATTCGTGAACCTGTTGCTGGATCCCTCTTATACGGAAACAACATCATCAGCGGAGCCGTTGTGCCAAGCAGCAATGCAATCGGCTTACATTTCTACCCAATTTGGGAAGCTTCTTCGCTTGACGAGTGGCTCTACAACGGGGGTCCCTTTCAGCTCATCATCTTCCACTTCCTCATTGGCATCTTTGCTTACATGGGACGAGAGTGGGAACTTAGTTATAGATTAGGGATGCGCCCCTGGATTTGTGTCGCGTACTCCGCACCAGTAGCTGCAGCAACTGCAGTGTTCCTTGTGTATCCCTTTGGTCAAGGTTCGTTTTCTGATGCAATGCCCCTGGGTATATCGGGAACCTTCAACTACATGTTTGTGTTTCAGGCCGAACACAACATCCTTATGCACCCTTTTCACATGTTGGGTGTAGCTGGTGTTTTTGGTGGATCGTTATTTAGTGCTATGCACGGTTCTCTCGTCACATCCTCATTGGTACGCGAGACGACTGAAAACGTATCTCAAAACTATGGCTACAAGTTTGGTCAAGAAGAAGAGACCTACAACATCGTTGCAGCACACGGCTATTTTGGAAGACTTATTTTCCAGTATGCCAGCTTTAACAATAGTCGTAGTCTTCATTTCTTTCTTGCCGCTTGGCCTGTGATTGGTATATGGTTTGCTGCACTTGGTGTATCAACCATGGCATTTAACTTAAATGGTTTTAACTTCAACCAATCTATTGTTGATAGTCAGAATCACGTGGTGCCTACTTGGGCTGATATTCTCAACAGAGCTGGCCTAGGCTTCGAGGTTATGCATGAGCGTAATGCACATAACTTTCCTCTTGACCTTGCAACAACTGAGTCTGTTCTCGTGGCACTAAAGGCTCCGGCCTTAAGCTAAATTTAAAATAAAATTATCGACCCGACTGCTAACACGGTCGGGTTTTTTATTGTAAACTAAAGGAAAGAAATCTAACACCTTGGGTCCGGAATACGCTGCCATCTTTTTGACTGCGGTCATTTCAGCGATCACAGGTGGTTCCTGGGTGGCTAATAAACTGTTGTCCCGTCAAACGGAGAGGATCCAACAAGGCGTGGAACACATCAACACACAGAGACGTAGGATCGACAATCTAGAAGATGAAGTAAAGCGTTTACCAATGGATTACGTATTAAAGGTTGATTTCTTACACGAGATTACAGAAATGCATAGTAATTTTAGACAGATTAACAATAAGCTTGATAAGCTAATTGAAAAGCTTTTAGCAAAATGAGCTACGTACTTGAAGTCCAAGAAGATGAAAACGGTGATTGTTTCATCACGCTTCCAGAGGAAGTAATCGACGAGTTGGGTTGGAAGGAGGATGATGTGCTTAGTTGGGATGTACGTAGTAACGGCATCGTTCTAAGCAAAGTAAATGACTCAAGCGGTTATGAGGTTATAGAAGAGTAGAATACACAAAAGTAAGTAGTTAGATTATGGCTGGTTATTATGGCGGAGAACGCAACGTACCTGGAGCGGTTGGAAATATAGGTGGTACAGCTAATAGCTTCCTTGCTGGTAACCCTAGTTTTGATGTGAATAAAGGTCCAGGTGCTTTAGGTGGCCGTTCAGAAGAACAGATACGACGTCTTCTACAGAGCACTCCAAATAATCAACAGTTACTTGACGAAATGAAACGCCGTGGGATTACTCCTAGCGGTGGTCCACAACTTCCTTTAGCCGGATCACCTTTTGGTTCTAGTAACCTTGCCGGTGCAACAGCACAAATGAATCCAGGTCAGCCAGGTAATTTTGCTGGTTTTACTGAAAATTCTGATGGTATGGAACAGATCTTAGCGCAGCTTCGCGAAAATCAATCTTCTTTACCAAACGGATTTATTAATAAATACGTCTCTTGAATCTGCTAGCATTTAACAAAGGTAATAATTAATGGACGCTAAAGCCCGGCTTAAAGAGATTGTTGATTCCTACATCGAGAAGGATGGAGGAGCTTCCGTTGATACCGGCATTGTCGCGTCCCACTTAGCACAGATGAAGTTGTTTGGCATCCGCCAGGGTGTTGAATTCTTTCCAGCTCAAGATAACTTTGGTAATCAACGCAAAGACTTTATCGACCGTGTAATTAAATTCAATCAAATAGACACACGCCTAGATTCCATCTGGGACTACTTCCTATGTGATGGACAAGGTCTTTTTTACATACGTCCTACAGAAAACAATTATCGCCTTTATTTCTTTAGACGTAATGAGTATAGGAGTTTCTACAACATTGACGGTGAGTTAGACGAAGTTGTAATTATCTATAGCTACAAGATACGTCAAGGTTTTGGCTTTCAACAAGACATTGTATCTTCTGATGTAACAGGTCCTGCTTCCATGGGACAAGGCGGAGTTAAACGTTATATTCGTCTTTCAATTAAACGTAAGACAATAGAAGAGACACACTCGGAGGCAGAACTTTCATTTGATACTAACTATCAAATGAACTCTGGGCGTACCACCACACTTAAAAATACGCTTGGCTTTATTCCTTGTGTTGAAATCTTTAACAATACCAAAGGTTTTTCAATGGAAGGTGTTGGTGAATTTGACGCCTTAGCCAACCATATATGCACGCATGATGACTTGGTGCGCACCATGCGGAAGAATGTTACTTTCTTTGGTAGCCCAACTCTACTTTCTTCTCGTCCTAAAACGGACCTAATGGAATCGAGTAGTGACACCGCTACTGTGCAACGTCCTTCTATTGCAGCAAACTCAGGCTTTGGTGGTGCAGGACCCTTAAGTAGATCTCAGTTTAAATCTGATCCTATCTATCGCGGTATCGATGGTCAGCTTCGCGTACCACGCATCATTGCAAACCTTGAACCTAACGATCGTGTTGGTTACATTGTTCCAGATGCAATCACAGGAGATCAAAATTCTTTTGCACGTCAATATCGAGAAGAGATACGTACATCTCTTGGTGGTGTAGACGAACTATCTATATCTGCAGGTGTAACTGCAACAGAATATAAATCGTTATTTGGTAGAGTATCTGCCACTGCAAAGAAGAAGGCAACTGCTATTTACACATATGGAATATGTCGTTGTCTAGAACTTATCTTATTCCAAGAAGAAACTTTATTCCGTAACACATTAGCAGCGGCTGCAGGAATCGAAAGACCCTTGGAACTTCCCGAGCAAGCTACTGATGAAGATACAGCAGCATATAACGAAGCTATGGGTATGTTTGAGGCCCAAGTCAAAAAGATAATGATGGCTTGTCTTAAGACCCAACAAATACCACCTGGTGTATTAGGACTAATTCCAGATGGAGATGTGACGCTCCAATGGCGTTGGCTGGGTCCTGTTTATGAAGACTCAACACAAGATATTCTTAACAACTCAATTGTTGTTAGGAACCTACAGGAATTAGGTGTTGATAGCATTGAAGCACTGAAATACCTCTTCCCCTCAAAAACGGAAGAGGAGCGGGCCGAGATGTTATCTGGGTTCCCGTTCAGGATGGTGAATGAATTACAGAGTGCATACTCTCAATTCTCTCGCCTGGTGGGGGGTATGATGCAGACTCCTCACCCGCAATCACCGGACTTACCGATGGCTGCGGATCCAAGATTGGATCTAACTCCATATCTGTATCGTACATTAGAAGCATTACAAAAGGAGATGAGTTATGCAGGACGCTACCGTCCAATCGATCCCACAGATGAGCCAAGTACCAGCAGCCGTCGCTCCGAGCAACTACGTGGTGGCAGCACCACAAGCAGCTCCGGTCAGCTACCAGGCAGCACCTCAGGCTTATCAAGTGGGTACGAGCTACCCCCAAGCGGTACCTCAGGCGAACCCCAGTTACCTATCAAGCCCTACTCAATACGCCCCCCAATCCCAACCGGCGGCACCTCAGGGCAACCCATGGGAGTCGGCGTTCAACAAGGTAGTGGGGCTACTGAGCGCACCAGTCCAATCCCCGTTCCAGGGTCAACCCTCTCAAGCGGCACCTCAGTATACCCCGGCCAATTACGGAATTCCGTACAGCCAAGCTACGCAACAATCGGCTCCGCAGACCTGGCAAGCCAACCAGGTTTACTCGCCCAACTATTCCCCAACCTACTTGACGGGATCCTCGGGGGCTCAGGCTCACCAGGAAGTAAATACGGCGATAGCAGATTACTACAATCTGAGCAACGAGACTCGTCAGGTTCTGGACGCGTTCGGGATGGAAGCGCCAGCAGTCCTGAACAACTACGCGCTAAACCTGGAAGCAATGGTGGACAGCGCCGTCGCATGGGGAAACCGCGCAACTAACTGCATTACCGGTTACGCCAACTTTGCCGTTAATGAGCACCAGGAGAACCTCGCTTATAACGAGATTCTGACTAACCCTGATGTACTCAGCGACTACACACTTAAGTTCTTCGGTCCTGAAGGTCCTTATCCTGTGTACGAAAATGAACAGCAACTAGCTACTCGTGGTTATCCCACTCAGCCTGCTGGTTATACACAAGTAGGTCAGTTCCCTGCACCTCCTGCTGCTGCTGCTCCTCAAGCCCCTGGTAATTTCTGGGGTGAATTTAACGACACAATGACACGTGATCCACAAAATGCTTGGCGCATTTTGAATCAAGCACAACCTCAAACTGTTGCAAACAAACTGTTTGTAATGGAGTAATACATCAGCTTGTAATGAATAAATTACAAGCTGTTAAAATCATGTTAGATAAGACATATAATGTCTGAATCTTTCACCCTGTAAAAACATTCCCCGAGAACTGGAGGATAAAACAAAGTGTTCATTGATAACGATTTTCCGAAGATTCTAGGTGCGGAACTTTACCGTCCCCACCCTGCTTATATTGCGGAAATGGCTGTTGAGCCCGTGGTCGTCCACGACTTCACACGTCAACCTGGTCAAACTGTACAACTCGACCGCTACAAGTTCTGGGGAACCCCTGGCACTAAGGATAGCCGCGAGCGTATTGCCGACCAAACCATTGGTACCGCTAATAGCCGTAACATCACCAAGGAGAAAGTCCTTGTGGTGCTTAAGGAGTACACCGGTCCTGCGGACCCTGGTGATCCTACCCAACCTTCAACCTTTAAGATTGCTCGTGAGACTCTAGTTACCGCTCAGCGCATGTTGCTGGACACAGGTAACTTGAATATGTTCCATCAATCTATCGGTAGCCTCACACTGCTAGATGACTATCGTCGTTGGCGCGATCGCGTCTTCCTTGACGAACTAGCTAAAACTGAAGCTAACGGTCAAGCTTCTGGAACCCAAGGTGGTTACTACTTCCCTAGCGGTAAGACAAAAGATTCTTCTAATCGCATTACCTATACTGCAACTGAGTATACCGCCGATCAGCAACAGTTCTCAGTACGTACTGACCTACTGACTGTTGTTAAGGATCTACGTAAGCGCAACGTACCAAGCTTTGCTGATGGCTTGTATCGTTGTGTATGCGATCCTACATTCATGATGCACTTGCGTCGTGATCCTGACTTCCGTGAGATTGCACGTTATGCCGGTAACCCCGGTCAAGGCATGTACATGGCTAACCCCATGATGCCTAACAACGCCAGCTTCTTCATGGGTCCTCAAGCTGGTCAAGCTTACTTCTTGGCTGGTGAACCTGTAATGCCAACTGGTGTTCAGTTTGAAGGTGTGAAGTTCTACGAATCAACGAACTTCCCAACCAAGAACGTTACTACCTCCTTTGCTGGTACAGGTGGTACTTACGCTTCCCAAGAAGTTGCCCAAGGTTATTTCTTTGGTCCTCAAGCAATTGGCGTAGGTATCGGTGGTCCTAACGCTCAAGTTCTCATCAACAACAACGATGACTTCAGTCGTTTCATCATCTTGATTTGGCAACTGTATGCTGGTTTTGAAGCCTTGAACAAGGACTTCGTTACTACCGCATTCAGCTACGTCTCCGATGACGGCACTGTTTAAACATAATCACTGTAATAATCCCCAAAGGAAAAAATAAATGACTTATTTGTCCGCTAAGAAAATCTACCCAGGCAACTGGATAGAACCCCTGAACGGTTGGTACAAAAACATTGATACCAACGACAACGGCTCTAATGATGCAACTAAAGGTGGCCCTACTTCCGTATTGTCGCTCCCCGGTTATCGTTATTTTCAACAACGTGGTTATGTCGCTGTAACTGCAACATCTGGTGCTGGTGCAGTATCTGCTGCTGATGTGATCGTTCCTTCTCCTTATCAGAATGACGACACACGTACCAATATTACTGGTATGGTGATCTCTGGTTCATCTACCCTACCTGCTTACGTGTACCGCACTGCGGTTTCCGTAGCTTCTGGTTGGGGTGATGGTCGCGTTGCTTCCGGCATCTATGCCGCAACAGGTAACGTATTATCATTCGGTCGCAGTAATGCTGGCTCACCAACCGCTGCATCTGGCATTGGTGAAGGCGTTATTCAAGCAAACCTAACCTCTACAGTTTCAGGTAGCCAAGCTGGTGAAATCTTGTTTGCTGCAGGTGTTCAAGGTTTTGGTACTAACCCTTTCCTTATCGCCTCTGGTGCTGCTGGTGTAACAGCCGGTAATGTAAACTACGCTGCTACTGCATCCACCACCATGAAGGTGTTTGCAAAAGAGACAGCTAACAGTACAGCTACTTCTGGTGGTTTCTACATCTCCAGTGGTGATTCACTTGCTGGTCGTACAGGTTACTTTGTAGTTGAAATATGCTACATCCAACCTGATGAAGCTCCTGGCTACGAAGATATCGATAGCTACTTAATTGGTCGCACTGTTAGCTAATTAGGGTAAACTAGGACCAGAACACTCTTCTGGTCCTTATGCTCTATCAGCACAAAAAGACAGGCGCACGCCTCAAAGTTATAAGCGAGTGGGATAACGGCGATTGGTTTATGGTCGAAGACCAAGACGGACGTTTATTTACAGCTTATAAAACTGAAATATCTCCTGATGAAGATGCCACTAAAAAGGTAAAGACTCTTCAGGTAAAAGATAAAGCAGCAAAAGAAGAGCCACGTACTTTCCCTCCTGATCATCGCTTGAATGTAAATTCAGCAACTGCTCAGATGCTCGCAGATCATATCAAGGGCATTGGTCTTAAGACCGCTCGTGAGATCAAAGATCTTCAAATGTCCTTATCAGGTGAAAGATTCAACAATCTCGAACAACTGAGACAGATTAAACGAATTGATTGGGAAAACGTTTTTGCTGCTGATTTAATACGTGTTTAATACTCATCTCCTATTTACCCCTGGGAAACTGGGGGTTTTTGCTTTTAGAATAAAAGAAAAATAAAATACAAATGGCAGGTTTAATACCGATAGGAAAAATTGCTAGTCCCGGAGAAGATGTCTTTGCGACTACTGGACCACATCTTGATGTACGTGTAATTCCACAATTTGGAAAAGATAAAGGTAAAAAAATTAACCCAGAGACAATAAGATCTTTACTTCAAAATATACAAGCTGCAGGGAAGCCTATCGTACAACAAGGCAAAGATGGTCAGTGGAGCTGGAACAATCCAATCACATCACGTTTTGGACCACGTTCTGCACCTACCGCAGGAGCATCAACGTACCATGAGGGAATTGATTTAGGCATTGGCGCTGGGACGCAATTAGCTTATAAAGGTTATGGTACCTTTACACCAAATAAAGGTTATGGTACTTTATCAACTACAGATCCAAAAGGACAACCTTATGATATTCAGTTCTTACATACAAAACCAGCGGGGAGCAGTACAATTGCATCAACTACACCGGCTGTAACTACACCTGCACAAACAACAACATCCACTGACGCACGAACAGAAGATATACTTAAAGCTTTCTTGTATGGTGTAGGATCTACAGATAAACCAAAGGAAGCACCAAAGACATTTGAACAACAGTTGAAAGAACAGTTATTAGGTAATGTTTTGAGTCAAGCACTTAACCCACAATCTTTCCTGTCATCCTACTCAACAAGTAATCCGTTTATACAAGGTAAGTCTGCAGCAACAGGTGATTTCCTTAACAATGTATTTAGTTGATTACATGCTTTTATAATAAATAGATAAGGAGGAATAGAAGTGCAACTCTCTGACTTCGACAAAAGCAGAGTTAGATACCATCTGGGCTACTATGTGGTTTCTGTTCCAGCGGGAGATTATGCTCGTTTAGAAGAATCTTTGAACACTGTTCCTGATTCTTACTTCTACGACAAAATTGCTATTCAAATAGGTCGTTGTGATACGGCTGAAAAGAAAACAGAAGTTGCCTCTTCTCCTTCCACACGTTTAGAAAGTATTGCAGGTGATGTGGATCGCACGATCCGCTCTAGTAATACCAAGGAAGCCTTGAAGGTTTGGGATGAAGTTTACCTTTACGAAACTAATCGTTTAGCTGGTATTCTTTACGTTCCAAACTACAAAGATCCTTTTCAAGCCAGATACCGTTACGAACGCTCTGGTGCTGAGTTTATTCAAGCTTTACCGGGACCTGCTGATACGGCAGTAGGCTCACGTATTTATCTTCATGAGGTTTGGCGCTAATGGCTTATCAAGGTGGACAAAGAAAGAGTGCTCCTGATCCAGGTCAGGTACAAAGAGCTAGAGAGCAACAAGCTGTTCTTAATCGATTAAGACAAGGTGGTGTTATCCGTGGGGCAGAACCGGCTAATCCTCTTGCAAGAATAGGAGCCTTCTTAAATCTTGGAACTAGCGAAACAAAACTTCCTAATTTAGGTGCTGCACGTTTAGATGGCAGAGAAGTTTTGCTTGGGAAAGGAGGGTATACACCGGATGCTGCTGCATTAGGTGAAATCAATGTTGGAGGACAACGTTTTTTCCCTGCTCAACGTGGAAAAGATTTAGTTTATACGCGAGAAGCTGGTAAAGTAGGCGGTCAATTTGGTAACCTTTTACCAAGAACTAGTACACAAACTCCTCTTGCTGATGCTTATGTACCACCAGGAGAGCGTAGCTACCAACAGGAAGTGTCTCGTACTGCGCAATTAACAGCACAAGATCCTGAACTTCAGCGTTACGAAAACGCACGTAAAATTGCTGCAGCTCAAGGTGCTACACCTGAAAGCGTTAAGACAGCAGAAGATATTGGCATGCAAATCTGGGCTAAAAAGTATGGTGGTCCAGGTGGTTTAGCTAGTAAAGTAAAGCCTGGCCAAGCTGGATATGATGTAATTCAAAATACCATAAACCCTGGTGCAGCACCACAGGAACTTAGCGCCTACGGTAAAGCTGGCACAGAATATGATTACCGTGATTATGGCGAACCCCAAAATCCTACTGTTGGTTATCAGCTGCAATCACCCATCACATCTGTGCCAGGACTTAATGCAACTACAGCACAACAAGTAAATACTGGAGCACAAGTACAAGCTCAAGACCTTGCAGATTTGTTTAAAAATGCGGTATTTGACGAAGAGTTAATGAAACAAATACAACAATATAATTAACTTTATATAATTGGCATTGCACAACATGTAAGTCCAAGAACCCAACTGGATAAGAATCTTTGATTCACGGAGACCAGTGTTGTTGCTTTAAACTGATGACTCTTTGTCCTAATTTTGTTAGACGCCTTGCAGCTACCGTTAGTTTGATTACGTCTGTTCAAGCCGTATTTGCACCAGGTCTCAAGGCCGAATCAAATTGGGTTAGAGAAAGTTAATGTTATGCCTTTAAATCCAAACGCTACTCTTGTTGCTGAACGTTTGAAAGGTGCGGGCTACACCCGCGCACAGATTGCTGGCGTCTTAGGTAATTTTCAACTTGAGTCTGACTTTAATCCTCGTATAAACGAAGGAGGAGCAGTTGGTGGTCCCAGGGGTGTTGGTGGTTACGGTTTAGGTCAATGGACAGGTGACCGTCAAACTGCTCTTGTTAATTTTGCTAAAGGACGAAAAGCAGATCCAGGTAATACAGGCATACAAGCGGACTTTTTATTACATGAGTTAAGTGGTCCCGAGAAAGCGGCTGCTGCTTCTTTACGTAAAGCTGTTTCTCCAGAAGAAGCGTCACGTCGTTTCTTAACTGATTTTGAGCGTGCTGGTGTTCCAAAAACAAATGAGCGCATGCAAGCCGCACGTACTTTGTATGATAAATTAAGTTTTCTGGATAAGCCTCAACAAACAGCTACATCTTCATTTGCTGCACCACCTACTTCTACAAATAAAAGCGTAGAAGATATTTTGGCATCAGTCATCGGTGGCGCAGTAAAGCCAGAGTTAGAAGAAAAGAATAATAAGGCGAAAACATTAGTAGAGATGGTAATGCAATCCGTACTCCCTGGAGTGCTTTCTACAACTAGTCCAGCGATACCACCTAATCCTTTTGCGTTGTACTGATGGCTAGATTTTCTGACTACGTAGATAGCTCCTACCTCCCAGGGGAAGTGTATAACAGTGGCCTATCAGAATACCGCGAAGATCCACAATCTATTGTTGATTATTTAACAAAGAAGAAATTTAAGTTTGCCGATATCCCTACTACAGGTAGCATACAAGACTCCTTGGCAAAACCAGGGAGTTCTTTTGAACGGTTTTTAAATTTACAAAATAATCCAGAGTCTTTATTTACAAGTAAAATGCGTCTTCCTCAGAAATTTCAAGAGTTCCAAGCCCTGTCTAACCTTGGAACATAACGCTATAATTAATAAAAAGCGGTAAGTACATTGTCTTCTACAGCCACAAATAAACAACCCTTGTTGGTTGATAGACCATTATTTGATTCCGTCCGTGTAACTACACAGACTGTAGGTAGTGCATCCTCCAACACACTCTTTGTACAAGGCGGACAAGGGCCATCAATCTTGGTGGACATGGACGCAGCTCTTAGCGAAGACACCAACAATGGTGGTGTTGTTGATTCCATTACGATTGTGCGTAATGATTTCTATCGTGCTCCAGACTACACTTACACGGGAATTGCAAGTTCTGGTCAAGTTGTTTCCTTTGTGAGTGGTCAGATAATTCAGATCACAGCAGTTACAGGTATAGGTACAGCTCCTGCTAGCGGCGTTGGTTATTACACCTATACAGGAACATCAACATTGACAGGTGTTAATACCTCCCTCTTGTACTCTGGCGGTACAACTACAGGTTTCTTGTACAACGGCGTTAACTACGGATACAAACCTGCAGTTACCTTTGCGTTTTATCACACCCGTGGCACAACAATACCAATCCCTGGTTCTGGTGATTACAGATTGTTGTTTGCTAAGACAGTTCCGGCTGATAGTGGTGTAGTTGATTGTTCTGATGTGATGCCTCAACTTGCGACACCTGTTGTGCAAGCAGGTAATACCACTGGTTTAGGTTCGACCGCACCTTTACGTAACAAAGGAATTTATTTGGAACGTGGCGACAGAATTTACGTAGGTGTATTCCCAGATGGTCCAAACTCAAGTGGTTATATTCCAGGTGCTCACGTTATAGCGGAAGGCGGCTTCTTCTAGTCATGGCAAAGAAGAGTGGAAACTCTTTTGGCTCAAGTTCCTTTGGTGGCTTATCAACCGCACCCATAATTCCACCAGCGGGTGTGAAACCAATAACTACGGAATTTTCCCGTGGTTCAATTCCAGACTCTATTTACACAATAAATAGAGAATCTGCTTGGACACGTTGGAGGAAAGGCTATGAACTTGCGACCGCATCTACACATAACACTGATTACAGATATGAATTCTCCTACGAGATACCGGCTACTACAACAAGTGGTAATCCAACGCCTGTAATCTCAGGTGCTTTTGTAGGTTTTCCAACTACAAATAAAGAACTTGGAATGCACTGGGCGGTATGGCGATACGCTGGATCATTACGATGTGATGATTTTATTGATCCCGTTAGTACCAACAGACTTTATATCAGTAGCGTCACAGAAGACGCAACGAATTGGTATGTAACTCTCGCTGGAACCTGGAGCTCAGGCAACCCACTTCCCGCGCCCTTCTACATTCCTGTCACAGGACAGCCTAATGGTTTACGTCCAGCGACAACAGAGATTTTTGAAGATCGTGTTATTACTGTTGGTGGAAACATCATTACAAAAGAAACGTTTGATCCAGCAACACAAAAACGTTATGGTTATGTTCAGGCCGTTGCTACAAATATAGATCCTTTTACGGGAATACTTACGTTCAAGAAGGCTGGTTCTGTGTACGTAACACCGGATGCTGTGTACATAAGTCCATCCCCACAAGGATTTACAGTAGGTAGATACCTTGTAACAGGAGCACGATACTGTTGTACTTGCCAGGACTTTACACATCGGGATTACTCCTTCCTTACTTCCAGCAACAACAAGCAAGCAATGCCGCGCAACAATATATCATCGATTAAACCAGGTCGTTTTGAATTAACAAAACGTGATGGCACCTTAGATAACAGTGCAATGACTACAGCATCTGTAGACAGAAACATTGAGGTATATGCGCCAGATACTTTCGGACTTGATTACACAGTCTCAGATAGCTCTATAACCGAAGCAGGAGCCACCAGAGACAACCCTGGAGTCTATCGTGAGTTTGGTTTCCTGTACACCCGTAGCACACCTGACGTGGCTCTCCCAGGCTCCTCCGCAGAAGGTTTACCTGACTACAAAGACTACTCTGTAAGTATCACAAGTACAGACGCAAACTCCATTCCACAAGATGTAATCACATCTATTACAGATAACTGGACACCTCTTCTGGATGAGTTACGTTATTGCAAACACATCTATGCACTTAGATTTAAAGATCGTGTGTTCCCCCCTGAACCATCTGATTTTCCAGTGGGACCAGAAAGTATGGTCAACTGGGAACAAAAGCTAGTTGCTAAAACAGAAAAAGAACAACAAGCAGCAAGATCATACTATGCAACCAGAAGATCACTGGCAATGATGGACGTGCCACCTTACAATTCCCAGTCACCAATGATATATCCAATGTTACAAAAACTATTTAACATTACAACAGACCGTATTCTTATTGCCAACTTTACTATGTATGACAAAGACGGTATAGCATATACGCCTTGAATACTTGTTGCTGTCTTCAAGAAAGCTTCTGTATCTATACTCTTTCCCCCGCGTTTAGAGAAATTAAAATAAGATAACAGCAAATTGAGTATGTTCAATTGTGAGCAGGATCCCCTTTCCCTTCTCCTTGAATTAACTCCTAAATTAGCTAAGCGACGTTATCGACAATCTATCTACGAATCCTGGGACTACAAATGTGGTTATTGTGGCAGGGAAGCTACGTCTTTAGATCACATAATACCAAGGTTTCGTTCTGGTTCTAACAACCGTAATAACCTGCTTCCTGCGTGCCAACGTTGCAATAATCACAAGGGCAGCGATAAGATGGAAGAATGGTATATTCAGCAAACATATTTTTGTGAACAAAAATTAACACGTATTAAATCTTGGATGGACCAAGGAAGTATTGATATTTTTGCTTATAATATTACTAGTCTTATACCTGAGCTAGTTGCAGGTTAACAAAAGTTTATTACAATGGCCCTTACCTATAATGCATTAGAGAAAAAATGGATTAAAGTACCAGAAAAAACAGATAATAAAAAATTAGTACCTAATCAAAAAGAAGTAACATCTGCCAGCCCTTGGACAACTAACGCTGGATTTGGTGCTGATGGTAAATACTATAAACAAGGACAAGGACATTATCCACCTCCAACAACAAAAGTGATAGATGAACTAGTTGAAGTTGATGACAACGAATTAAATACATTAAACACTAAGAAAAATACTGCCTATGACAAAGTTATTGCTACTGCTAGTACAGCACAAAAAGGAGGCTATCTTTCCCAAAGAGAAGGAATTGAAAAATTAGACATTGACAAAAAAACACTTGAAGAATTAAAAACAAGTTACAGACAATTTTATGTAAATGAAAAACTTGATAAATGGGATCCAGCACTCTCATCAAAACCCCCCTATGGTGATTTCGATCCAAAGTATTACAAAGAAAAGTATCCAGACGTAAAAAATACATGGGATAGTTATGTAAAAAACGATGACGTAGATGTTGTTGAACGTTACGGAGAAAATGGATTCTATGCTAATCATTACACCAACTACGGTAAAGCTGCAAAACGCCGTGCTAATGCAGCGGAAATAGCAGAAGAAACTAAAAAATATACTGAAGCTAAAAAAACAGACGCTGAGATTCAAGCTATTCGTGATCAGCAGTTAGGGTTAAATACAGGTACACAAGCTTCTCGTTTAATGGGAGAGGGGAGTGCAATAGCAGCTGCATGGGATAAAGCAAAAAAAGGTGATCCCTATTGGGCAAAACAAGCCAAAGAAAAATATCTTTCCATTGATAAACAAGATGAGTTTCTAACGTTATTCCGTCTTTCAGAACGACCAGAAGATAAAGAGATACTTAAGGGTGTAGTAGGCACCAAAAGTGGAATCACTGAATTAGAAGACGCATTTAACCAAGCCGTTGGTGCAACAGCATTAACAGAAACAAAAAAGTTTGGTGCTTTAGCTCAAGACGTTTTAAAGCAAACAATTGCTGAAATGAAGAAAGCTAAAGGACAGGAGCAAACGCTTAGTTTATTTAAAGGGCTTGGCGGCTTTAGTGAAATTATGGATATAAACAAACAATTAAGTGACTCAATACTAGGAGATAGTGGTGTTGGTGGAATCCTATCTCAAACAGGTAATACAAAAGAAACAGAAGAAGACTTAGAAAAAAAACTAGAGAACATTACAGGTGTACGAAACAACGTAGTATATAACTGGCAGAAATGGTTTGATACAACACTTAAAGAACGTTATCAAAAAGATATTGAATTAGGTTATAAAACAGAAGATAGTGAGGAACAATTAAAAATTGATGGTGCCTTTGCTAAAAAATTTGTTGATGGTTATTTGACTCCAAGATTTAATACGTCTCGTTCAATGGATGAATTTAGTGAATACATTGATGTTAGACAAGAAGAACAAAACCCCTTCCAAACACAGGATATTGTTAATGCTGTAAAAGTTGTTGCGGACAGAAGAATAAAAGACTATTTAGATAAAATTCAAAACACAGCAGCACGTGATTTTAATTCTGAATTTTATTTCAATCCCACTGGAGATAAAGCCAGAGAAGAAGACTATAAAAAACAAATGGACACAGTAACACAAGACTGGGAAGCTGCCAAAAAAGGAGATGAGTACTGGGCTCAACAAGCTTATCGTTTTGGTATTGACGTTAACGATAAAGATGCCTTTGCACGTATACACTTCCAAGTAAAAGGACAAGGTCAAGGGTATGATGGTGCTGACGATATTGTTAACGCCAGTAAAATCCAAGATGAAATCTATAAAAATATTCTTCCCGCCTTAAGTAAAGAAGCTAAAGATTTAGGATCTGTTTTTGGTATTTTTACTACACCAGAAGAATTTGCAGATAACATGCTTGAAGGTATAGACCCATCAAATAAAGAAGCTTGGGACAAAGTACTTAAAGCAAATGGACTAGAAGACTTTAAAGGAACAGTAGAGGAACTTAAAGAAGAAATTAAAGAAGCATTACGCACAGGCTCTGCTCAAACAATACGAGAAAACATTAAGTACTTAAACGAAAAACGTAAACGTCCAACACAAGAAGAACTTGGTATAACTTACATTGAACGTCCAGAAGATTACAAGACAGGTGTACCCAAATCAGATACTGCACTGTATACCACATTTCAAAAAGCTGGATACAAAGGAACAGAAGATGAATTTTACGAAAAGTTTTTCCCTGACAGTGATCGTTCTGAACAAGAATATTTAACTAAAGCTTTAACAGGATCAAAGTTTGAAACAACCGGACTAACGCTAAGTGATGATCCTTTTGAAAACTTTGATACAATTCAAGGTATGTTCCCAGAAGAACAAGAAGACGATAAGAAAAAAACCGATAGTAAAGTAAAAACGCCTGCACAATTTTTTCGATTAGGATTAGATGATGATGAGGATGAAGATGATGATTACAAATCCAAATCAGGATCAGATATCCTAGGAGAATTTACCAAGAACTTTAAATAACTAACATGACTGAAAAACACCAAAAAGCGGCAAGTGCAGCCAAGCTAGCGAAAGATAAAATGGCTTGTAATAAGCCCCGTAAGACTCCTGGTCATCCAACCAAAAGTCATGTAGTTAAAGCTTGTGATAAAGGAGAAGAACGTATTATCCGCTTTGGTCAACAAGGCGTAGAAGGCGCTGGTAAAAACCCAACAACAGAAAAGGATAAAGCACGAAAGAAATCTTATTACGCTAGACATAATGCTCAAGATCCTAATCCTGACAAGATGAGTGCTAGATATTGGAGTCACAAGGTTAAATGGTAGCTAGCATAAAACAAAAACATAAAGTCAAAATAAAAAATTTCTGTGTATATTAGAAGTAATAATTATTGTTTTTATGTCGGATCTATCTTGCGCTGTTAATTTGATCCGTAAATATGAAGGCTTTAGTGAAAAAGCCTATCCCGATCAACACACTGGCAAAGAACCATACACTATCGGATATGGAACTCAATTTTATCCAGACGGTGCTCCCGTCAAAAAAGGTCAGTATTGCAGTCAAGAAAAAGCATTAGAATATTTATTTCACGAACTTGGGATTATTGAAGGACGTCTAGACAAGTTAAGCCTGAATCTAGACGGTTGTATGCGCCAAGCGTTAGTCTCCTTTATTCATTCGGTTGGCTGGGATTCTTTTCTGTACAGCGGAATTATTGACTGCTTAGAGGCTGATGATTTTCATGGTGCCATTGAGGACATTGGTCACTGGATCTTCGATGCCGACTACAAGGTCATTGGTGGTCTCCTGGACCGCAGGAGAGAAGAAGTTGATCTATTCCTACTACAGCTCAACACACCCTTCCGTTCGTCTCCAGACATCTTGTTAACAGCATTTAGAGTCTACAGTGCTGCACCACATCAAGTAGAAGCCATCCGTCATCTGGAAGAACAACTTAATCCGTACGTTTTATCGGAGTTTGCAAACAGATTTAGAGTATCAGATGACCCATGGCTTGGTGCTACGGACAGTGTCTTAAGCAGTGTGTTTGACTCTTACCCTTAGAATAGAATTACATAAGACACGCAGAGAAAATGGAGCACTCAGTCGAACCGTGTGAGCATCGGGAGTTTGACCTCCCTTTGGAGCTTCAGTTTGCAATGAAGAAAGCTGAACTCCAAAGCGCAGAAATGACTTGGGATGAGCTTCAGGCTGCTCTTTTAAACCTTTACTACACTCGGATGATGGAGTGGACAGCAGTCAAAGATATTATGGCAGGCGAAAATATCGAGATCACCTGGGGCCAACCAACTGATGTTGACCTGGCGGAGCTCGCGGCAGCTTGTATATCTGATGACGATGACGACGATGATGAAGACGATTACTTGCTTCAGCCGTTCTGAAAGGTGTCAATCAACCTACTAAGGTACCACTGACATTTCTTAAGATCTTCTAAAGGTTTACCTTTGAGCATACAGCGCCAAAGATATTTGATACAGCAGCCACGTAAGTAGCCACGAAATTCGTCTGTACTTAGTTGTGCCTCATGTGCTTCGATGCACTCAACCCTATCACTCGCCGTGTAGTGCGGAGGATGGTCAACAAGATCTGAATTCACAAACCAGAGGGTAATTCAAATGCCAGCTTAACGCATTAAGCCACGACGTTTAGCAGATTGTATTTTCATTTCATCATCAGCCTCAGGTAACTCTAGTACCAAGGTATGTGGCTTAGGTGATGCACCCAGTGCTACACCTTCTTCCATGGAAGGAATGAGTCCCGATACACCAGGCCGCTTCATTCCTTCAATGTGTAAAGGATTACGTTCAAGACCTCGCATTGGTGCTACCAAGCCACGATTATACATGTCTTGTAAGGGAACATCGTTATTCTGATTGGCTAGTGGTTGACCAAAGTCATCTTCGCCAATACAACGACACATCACCTCATCCATAAATCCGTCTAAAAAACCAGCTGCATTGTTATGCATAATATTTGAAAAGCTTGATTATCTCCTCTTACAATATTACTATGGCAAGTTTTTATGATCCCACTTACGATCCACTAAAGGACCCTGGATCCTCAGGTGTTGAAGTAACCGACTTACGACCAGAACAAGCTAGGGATGTTGATCTACGTCGTTTAGATCCAGAAGAGCGAGATATATTTTCAGACATTGCGCGAGACTTTGCATATACCCCAGGAAGAACAGGTTATAAACCAATTGATAACTCGCAGCAAGACGCACAAGCACGTCTTTCAAAATTCATGCAAGCAGCAAAGACTGCTGGTGAATACAAAAAACGTACTGCCATTGCAGAACCAGCAATTCGTGGAAGAACTCCTAGAGGTGCTGCTTCGATTGAAGGAGTTGAGCTGCCGAGTATGGGAGATAGTTATGGTGGTGGTGGCAGTAACTATGCTGACAAACCTAAGTCCTTCTCAGGTAGATCTTATAGTTATTAAACATGAGAAAACACAACCTCTGGCGGTTGATCTTGGTACTTACCTTTCCTATCTTGATAACTTACTTCACAAGGATTACCACGATAAAAAAGTAATTGCGTAATACCTTCATTAGCATAAATACGATTAAATAAAGGAGTGCAATTATTAATCTCCAATGTTAAATAGCCTTCCCACATCGCTTCTGCAGGAGTTATATTTACCATTATCCCTGAACGTGCATATGTTGACTTACCGACAGCTACAACGGTAATATCACGTGGTAGCTTTAATCGTTCCATAGCTACACCCAAGCAATAACCATAAGGTGGCAATAAGAAATAGTCACCGCGCTTATCTTTAAGTAGTTCAGTGGGTCTAAGAATTTCAGGATCAAAGTTTTTTGGATCACAATCACCTGATTGAACATTACCAAAAATTAAACACTGTTCAGGTGATAACCGAATATCATAACCATAGGAACCAAGGCCGTAGCTGAGAATTTTGCGTTTATGTTCTTTGCTGACAAGATGGTCAGCAAAAGGTTCGATCATCTGCTCTTCTTCCGCAAGTTTTTTGATTTCCCAGTCAGCTAAAATGCTCATACTCGTTGGTAGGTCCTGGACTAGCTTACAGGATCAACTCAGGATGTGCCCCTTCTCTTCATAAATACTAATGAATTTTTCTATAAAGTCTGCTGTGTCATTCTTTGGCGGCATGTAAACGATCAACGAAGTACACGTCTTGTGTTTAGTGAGACCCTCACTGGTTCTTTTTAGAAGTGTTGGCGGTGTCTTCAAGATACACAAAGGGAACTTAAAGATCCTTGGATCATACCTAATCATGTCTGGAACGTTAGTAAAGAACAAACCTTCTGTAACTTCTCCTGCCAACCACTCCTTATAAAGACGATTGAACCAAACAGCATGAGATGACATTAACGATGGAGAAGATGCTCTAGTCATTTTCCAACGTTGACGTTTCTTGTCCCAAAAATAGGCTCCTGCTGGAGGGAAGAGATACACCTTGCCGTACCAAGGTTGGCAATTTAAACCATCATCGGATGGTGTGTAGATTTCATCTGCACATACATGAGTGTTTGCAAACTCAGAACTTGCTGGATCAAGGTCAATACCTCCAAGTAAACCATGTGCTGCGGTAACAAGATCTTGGTTGGTAATGAATTCCCGATCTTCGGTGTGACTATGTATATTCTGTATTCCCATTAAGACTCAGCTGTTTTGTTATAGTCTATTTGGAAATAGCGAATGCCCTCATTGTCATTGATTACATAACCAGCATTCTCTACTGGATTAATTTTCTGTGCAGACTCAAGAATACGTCTAAATGTTTCTGCTAGATCTCCGTTGTTTTCTCTTTCAGATTTCTCTTGTGCCTTATGTATTTCAGAAAGTAACCAATAGAACATTGTGCGATCTTTATGTTCTGGTTGAAAGACCATTACACCTGGACCAGAAAGCTCCCAATGTTTACAGTACTGTTCTCCCATATCACCAAGAATCAACTTAAGTGTTGCGTCGAGCATCTTAGCTTTTGTTTCGTCCAACTCTGGACCGATAACAGAAGCAATTAAGTTTTCTCTGCGGTTCATTTTTCTATTAACCCTTGACGTACTAAAGACTCTAGCAGCTTACCAGTAGGTCTGTACAGCACTACCATTTTACCTAAGATGCCACGCTTTTTTACAAGCTTTCCATTTTCATCTTTAACCTTATCTAATTCACCTGAACGAATCAAATACTCCGCTACACAACGCAACCGCCTTTTCAAGGGAAGTTCTGCTTGTGGGAATTTACCGCATATTGTAGCTGGCGTAGGTTCCTGGAACGCAAGACGTAAACGATTCGCTAACGTCATGTGAGAATTCTCATCCTCTTCTTCATATTGTTTTAAGATTGTCAGGTATCTTTGTAAGCAACCATCATCAAAAGAACCTTCAGGCGGAAGAAAAAATTCCAACTGTAAAAAAAGGGATTCTGGAAGCACCTCATTGACATTGTCAAGAGTGACCGCTGCAATATCTACATTTTTAAAGCGGTGTGCCATTTTCCATAACCTTTTCAGCTGTGGTTGTGCAATACATGGAAGGAAGATTGTCACGTAAATCTGCCTGATCTATTTTCTTATTTTTAGCAAAAGAACGAACTAAAGTGTTCCAGGGGATACGAAGAAGTGCTTTTTTACCAGGATTAGGAGATGCGTTGACGTAATGAAGGCCCTCTACCCAGCCCTTACTTGGGTTGTTCTTACCGATAGAAATCCAATTTCTTACCGTCTGATCTGATATACCTAGACGCCTGCCACACTCTTCAGTAGAAATGTACTCGTCAGTATAGGCTTCTGGATTTAACTGATCCGTTTCGCCCTCTTGGTAGCGACTGTGCCACATTGAGGCCAGTATGTGCTTGATGCTTTTGAGTTCAGCAACAATATCCTGTAGCCCTTTAGGAATTCCGGTGTACATAACGACAAATAAGTCGAGAACATGCTAACGTTTTTAAAGATAAAACAACCATTATGGAAGACCAGATTCCGCCTAGCCAACCTTCAATTCCACAGATGCCAGAGGGGTCAATCTCCCCTGCACAACTTGCAGAAATGAAAGCTCGTGCCATGGAAATGGCAATACAACAGGGAATTCAACAAGGAATTCAACAACAAACAGTGCAAACACAACAAGGCCCAAGGATTGTTTATGTGCGTCGCAACTGGACTGTTGCAGAATTACTTTTGTTATTTGCTGTAGCTTGTGGAATTGTAACAGGAATACAACAGATTTGGAACTATGGCACAAATGTTTTACCTCGCATAGAAATTAGAGTAAAGTAAGGAAAACGCTTTATAATTAAAGTACGCACATATATTGAGAAGTAGGTGGCAAACCGTAGAATAAGTGAGTTTCCATCTATTGACGGAAACCAAATTGACGAAGAAGACTTGCTAACGCTTGTCCACGTTTTTGAAGTGGATCCAACGTTACGTAATAAAAAAATTACATTTATACAATTCAAAGATTATCTTGACACTTATTATCCTTCTACTAGTGGTGCTACTTTTAGTGGAAATATTACAGTTACTGGAAATCTTTCTGTAAGCGGTACTAGTACCTTTTCCACAATTACAGCTTCCGGTTTAACAACCGTTAGTGGTCTCCTAGTACAAAATAACGCTACTGTTAGCGGCGTTATAAGCGGAACAACAGTAACAGGTACATATTTACAAGGTACTTTTGTCAATGCAGTTACAGCCACAACCACAACAACCACAGGAACATCTAGTTTATTTACAAGTGGAAGATTTCAAAATTTATCAGGAACCACAATAACTGGTGGGCAGATACTTGCAACCTCGGGAACATTTATTAATTTAAGTGGAACAACAATTACAGGAACAACAGTAGAAGCTACAACAGGAACTTTCCAAACTTTAAATATACCTATTTTAGCCGTAACCGGAAATCTCTCCGTAGCAAGTGGCCTAACAGTTACTGGACTTGCCCAATTTGCTTCCGGCGTACAAGTCACAGGAACATTATCTGGCACTACGGTAACCGGAACTACAGCTAAATTCAGTACAGTTACTGGTGTTTCAGGTGTTTTTACTAGTCAGCTTTCAGGAGCAACGATTACAGGTGATACAACCTTAGTGAGTAATATCACTGGAGTGTCTGGTGTATTTACAACCAGGTTATCTGGTGCAACGATTACGGGAAACAATAGTTCATTTGGTAATGTTACAGGTGTTTCAGGTGTATTTACACAATTCTTATCAGGGGCATCCATTATTGGAGACACAGGAAACATTACACAATTAACAGGTGTATCAGGTACATTTACAAATCGTGTATCAGGTTTACTTGTAACAGGGAATACAGTTGCAGCTACTTTTGTTTCAGGTGTTTCTGGAGTATTTACAAGTAATATTTCAGGCGTAACTATTACTGGAACATCTGGTTTATTTTCAGTAGTTAATGGTGTATCTGGTAATTTCACAACTAAAGTTTCAGGTGCCATTGTTACTGGTGACGTAGCAGCATTTTCATCTGTTACAGGAGCTACCGGAACATTTACAACACGTGTATCTGGAACACTCGTCACAGGAGACACAGGTTCCTTTACGTCTGTAACTGGACAAGTTGCTGTATTTACAACCAGTGCTTCTGGCGCAACAATTACAGGTAACTTAATTCAAGGCACATCAGGAGATTTTGTTAATCTCACAGGTACTACGTTTGCTGCAGCAACTGGTAATTTTACGACCATCAATGCAGTTAACCAAAGTTATTCAGGAGGTTTAGTTTTTTCAGGTAATACCTCTACGCTTGGTTCAGGGTTTTTTAGCTCAGGTATCAGTGTTACAGGAACAGTTAGTGGACAGACATTTACAGGTACAACAGTTGCTGCAACCACTGGAACATTTGTTTCCTTAACAGGTACCACAACTACTGGTACAACTGCTAATTTTGTATCCGGTGTATTTACTACACAGGTTTCAGGCACAACAATAACAGGTAATACAGGTTTATTTACTACTCTGACAGGAAGCACTCTTCATATAACAACAGTATCAGGTGCTTCTCCTGCTTTAATTTGTTCTGGCGTTGTCTCGGGCAGTACCAGTGGATTTGTTATCCGTGGCCCTTTGATTATTTTATAGCGGTTTTGGTTTATACTATAAAGCCCGTCCAAAACAACTTGGTCAAGTCAAAGCCTTTACCGCTGCTCAAAGAACTATCCCTTGCTTTTAAAATCTCTCAAGATAGCCCATCTGGACTCTTATGGAAGAAAGGCAAAAACGTTGGGATGCCCGCAGGTGGTATAAGAAATGGACAATACTGGTATGTTAAGTACAAAAAAGAATCTTGGGCGTGCCACCGATTTGTTTGGGCTCTTTATTTTGACGAAGATCCTGCAGAGTTACAAATAGATCATATCGATCAAAATAAACAAAATAATAATATTGGGAATTTACGCCTTGCAACTTCTGCATCAAATTGTCATAACCGACAATTAACTCCTGCAATAAAAGAGAAAAAAACAAGCAAGTATAAAGGTGTTTACTGGCATAAGCCTAGAAACAAGTGGCGTGCAAGAATTGTAATTAACGGTAAACCAAAAGAACTTGGAAGATTTCATAAAGAAGAAGATGCAGCTAAAGCTTATGATTTAGCTGCAAAACAATTTTACGGACAATTTGCAGTTTTAAATTTCAAAGGCCCTTTAATCATCCTTGTTTAGTTTTTTCGGTTAAAATAAAGAAAAAACAAGGAACACAAAATGCCTTACGGAATTATCAAAGTTGACACAGTTACGTTTACCGATAATGGCGTAGATAAAAGTATTTCACTTTCTGGTTTAGTTCAAAATCCTACCTTCACAGGAAACATAACCGCAACTGGAACAATTTCTGGAGATGTAATTAGAGGCGGTACAACAATCTCAGGCGTAACTGTTACTGGTACAACTGCTAACTTTGTATCTGGCGTCTTCACTACACAAGTTTCCGGTGCAACTGTTATTGCCACAACAGGAACATTTACTTCACTAACGGGTACTACAACTACAGGTACGACTGCTAATTTTGCATCTGGTGTATTCACTACACAAGTTTCCGGTGCAACTGTTATTGCTCCTACAGGAACATTTACTTCCCTAACAGGTACTACAACTACAGGTACGACTGCTAATTTTGCATCTGGTGTATTCACTACACAAGTTTCTGGTACAACAGTTATTGCCACAACAGGCACATTTACTTCCCTAACAGGTACTACAATTACAGGTACTAGTGCTAACTTTGCATCAGGTGTATTTACTACACAAGTTTCCGGTGCAACTGTCATTGCTCCTACGGGAACATTCACTTCATTAACAGGTACTACAACTACAGGTACGACTGCTAATTTTGTATCTGGCGTCTTCACTACACAAGTTTCCGGTGTAACTGCTATTGCCACAACAGGTACATTTACTTCCCTAACAGGTACTACAACTACAGGTACGACTGCTACCTTCACATCAGGAGTCTTTACTACACAAGTTTCTGGTGCAACTGTTATTGCTCCTACGGGAACATTCACTTCATTAACAGGTACTACAGCAACCTTTACATCTGGCATTATTGCTAGTGGTACAGCCGCACTCCCGTCACTAGCCATACTTTCAGACCCAGACACAGGTATATTTTCCCCTGGTGCAAACCAACTAGCCATCTCAACTAATGGCACTGGGCGGTTGTTTGTTGATGCGAGTGGGAGAATTGGTATTGGAACAACACCGAGTACAGCCTTACACCTTGGCGGAAGCTCTGCACAAACAGTCAGGATTAACTCTGCTACTAGCGCTGCATTTCTTGGTGCCAGTGGTTACACTACTCAAATAGCGGCAAACCGCAATCCCGTTGATGGCTCGATTGTCAACACCGGAGCAGCCACTTGCTTTATCAATCTTGAAGCCGAAATAGGTAACGGCAACATCCAATTTTGCACCACTGCAAGTAATAACGCATCGGCAGTCGAGCGGATGCGCCTGGATTCTTCAGGCCGATTAGGTCTGGGGACTAGTTCGCCTACTAATACAGCAGGATTTGGCCAACAACTTCAGCTCACAGGAAATCTTCCATGTATCTCTATTGATAACACTGGAACAGGCGCAAATAAATACTCGCTCGGTGTAAATGCTAGTGGAGCCTTTGGTATATGGGACAATACTGCAGCTACATATCGGATGTACATAAATTCCTCAGGCCAAGTAGGGATTGGCTCTACTGGGCCTGACGCAAGACTACTTGTGTCTGATGGTACAAACATAAACACACGCATTGGGCAATTAACGCTTGATAACTTTACAGGCGAAGGTGCTGGTATTCGATTTAGCAGAACTACCAGTGACGATACATTGTGCGGTCTTGGCGCCGTAAACGCAGGCGATGGTGATTTAGGCTTCTTTTCTCGTAATAATCTTATTTTTGCTACCGGTGGCGCAAGCAATTATTCAGCTACCACCGAACGCGCCCGCATCGACAGCTCCGGGAGACTGTTAGTTGGCACGTCTAGTGCGTCTGGCGCCAACCTCCTGCAAGTGAATAGCGATGCGCTAGTTTATGGAATAACCGTAGGGCGTGGTGCAGGGGCAATAAGTTCTAATACAGCGGTTGGACTAAATGCCCTTTACTCCAACACCACTGGTAACTACAACACTGCTAATGGATACAGTGCCCTTAAATCCAACACCACTGGTACCCAGAACACTGCTAATGGATACAGTGCCCTTTACTCCAACACCACTGGTGAATACAACACTGCTAATGGACTAAGTGCCCTTTACTCCAACACCACTGGTACCCAGAACACTGCTAATGGATACAGTGCCCTTTACTCCAACACCACTGGTAACTACAACACTGCTAATGGATACAGTGCCCTTTACTCCAACACCACTGGTAACTACAACACTGCTAATGGATACAGTGCCCTTTACTCCAACACCACTGGTACCCAGAACACTGCTAATGGATACAGTGCCCTTTACTCCAACACCACTGGTGAATACAACACTGCTAATGGACTAAGTGCCCTTTACTCCAACACCACTGGTAACTACAACACTGCTAATGGATACAGTGCCGGACATGGCATTGGCACCAACGCAAACACCACTGGCAGCAACAATATATTCATTGGTTATCAATCTGTTGGGTCGTCAGCAACTGTTAACAATGAAGTTAGCATATACAACGGTAGTGTTGTGGCGCGTTTCCAAGGTGTAGCATCGGCTTGGGCTTTTGTTTCAGATGCCCGTGATAAAGCTAACATTCAAGACTTAACGCTTGGCTTGGATTTTATTGCTGCACTAAAACCCCGTAAATTTGAATGGAATCTACGTCACACTGATGCTGATCAAGGTAAACAAGCCGCAGGTTTTATAGCTCAAGAAGTCTTAGAAACTATTGAAACTTTTGATGCCTCTTACACTAATCTTGTTGACACTAACGATCCTAATCAATATACCTTTGCTCAGTCAAACATGATTCCTGTGCTGGTAAATGCCGTACAAGAATTAACTATTATAGTTAAAGAGTTACAATTAGAACTAGCTGCCCTCAAGGGCGCTTAACTTTCATTCCCCAAAGAGCCAAATGTCAATCCTGGAAGCCCCGACTGCTGAGCAAATTGCTCAACACTATTCCGCTGCCCTTGACAGCGTACGTCTCATCAACAAGCTGATCGCCAAGCCCAGCCGTACCTCCAATGAACTCGACACAATCAAGCGTAATGTAGAGCACCTAGAGCTAATGGTTGCCAAACCCTTCTGGACAACAGAAGACTTGACACCACTCACGGATGCCATTGAAGTAGGTAAGTAGTCACCTTCTCTTCTGACCCTCGCCATACCACCATGACCCAACAAGATTACCCCAGGTTAGCAGTCGGCTACCAAGCACCAAAGATTGATTGCCCAAAGCACGGGATTCACAGCCACACAATTGTGAGCACTATTCCAAGTCACGAAGGCTATTGGTGCCAAATTTGCTGGCTGGAGTCACTTGGTGAACCTCTGCCTGTAGTTGAGTAGTCAACGCCACTACTGTTCACCAACGCGGACAGTAACTGACGTAGTGTTCAACTTACTGAACATAATGTTTTTGCACACCGTAGGTCTGGTAGGTACATTTTTTGTTTGCTAGACTTGCTTTTTCACGATTTTAACAAAAGGCTATTCTATGAAAAGTCTAGTTAGGGCAAGCAATGTCTATTGACGACACTTCAGTTACAGGAACTCAACCCTCCTGGCGCCAACTAGCTGTTATTCCTGAGTCGGTACTCAAGGCATCCGTACTTAAAGCTTGTGGTGTGGTACCACCTGCTGCTGGAGTAAGTCGTACATTTGACGGTGGTAGCTTTCGCGTATTCGCAAATGTCCCCCCTGGTACACACAATACCGAGGGTGTGTGGTTTACGTTGTACCAGGACACAGGCTCACAACTGTTTACTAACCCTAAACAATTATTAAAAGCAGTACGTACATCACCAGGTACAGCTACAGGTGATGCCATAAGAACTTGGTTTACGTTTTTTACCTAACCTACATCCTGACTAAACAACACTAGACTTAATTTTATTATTACCGAACGGTAAGTTTTGGCCACATAATCGGAAGATATCCGACTTTCTACCCGAACGGGAACATCAAATGACACCACAACAAAACGACGTCCTGCAAGCTGCTGTTGATCTAGTAAATGGTGGAATGGACACGGAAGAAGCATTGGGCTGTTACCGCGTTATTTCTCAATATGTTCTAAATACAATTCCCCCTGACGCTAAGGAGATTGACGAGCAGGTTGAAACAACTAATCTTTAAGTAATGTAAGCACTGAAGTCAACCAGTTTTTTTGATAGCTTTTAACTCTCCTTGGAGCGCCATCTACATATTGAATACGTGTTGGCGGCTCTTGTTTAAACTCAACACGGTATTTTTGAGCAACAAATTTACCAACATTACTCATTTGATTGCGTGGTAAATTCTTTTGGAATAACTCTAGATAAGCATCACTTATGGTTATTTCCTCGTCCCCAGGGGGAAGAAGAAAGTCTGAGTTAACACGCATTGCGTTATTTCTAGCTAAATCTGAAAACAAAATACAATCCCTATCTTCAAGGCACCCTAACTCTTTAATAAAATCTACAGATTCTTTTAACAAGTTAAGTATGTTTGCGCCAGAAATTGCAGGTTGTGGTTCAGCTTTTTGTTTTTGTGTATTTTCAAATTGTTCAAGAAACCAACCATCCATCCACACTGCGAATGGTGCATTAATCCAGCGAGCCAAGTCAATAGCAACCTGGGGGTGAATCCAGGTTTCGCCCCCATCAATACCTCCGGCGCGGGACTCGATCAAAGCGTGGACCGAAATTCGGGCTTCGGTCGAAAGGGCTTCCAAATACTCGTTAGCCCGGTCCGACTCGCGGTATTTGGTCCACCGTTTGCCGTTGGCTCGGCACATTGCCGTGGCGTTAACGTAACTATCGCTGGTGCGTCGAGAGATCGGAGTGTCGTTCCATACACGAACAACAAATGAGTCAGAGGGTGTTAGGCTATCCATGAGAAGGTAAGGACGGGGTAACAGCCGTCCTTTTTTTATGGTAGCAAAGACAGGGATTGACCAGTAGTGCGTAACAGCGTAGTGTAACCCTTTACACCACTCAATCCCATGGCACTAGAACTCAAAGAATTATGGAACGCCTTCCTGGAAGAACGTTCAATTTCGCTGTGTCCCACTAGCCTTACATCTGATTACAGGCAAACCACAAAATGGTTATCCCGTTGTCCAGTACAAGACATCAGCGAAGCACGAAAGGTCATGATCTGGATACTGGGAGAAAAGCCTGTGCTTGCTTCCAGGCGTGTAGCGATGTACGCAAAAACAATGTACAAATGGGCAGCACAAGAAGATGTAGGACATATGGACAAGAATCCTTTGGCTAGCTTTAAAATGCCTAAGCCGCCACAGAAAGATGAAGAGATTATTGTTATTCCTAGAAATGAAATAGGTATAGTGTTAGCCGCATTAGCGGCAAAGCGTACATATAGGAATGTTAATTGGTCTTGGTACACAGAATTCATGCTTCAAACAGCAATGCGTACAGGAGAAGTGCGGGCTTTACGCTGGGATGATATTAAAGAAAATAAGATTCTTGTACATCAGAACTACACCCTTACACACGGTTTAAAGAACAGTACTAAAACCAACAAGAAACGCTGGGTCCCACTCAACAACAAGTGCCAAGAGCTTCTTGAAAAAGTACCAAAGGAAAATGATTTTATTTTTCCTTGGGATCGAGTAGCTTTTCAAAGTTACTTCCGTAAAAAACTAAAGCCTTTACATGACACAAGAGTAATTTCTCACCTATACCGTCCCTACGATTGTCGCCACACTGCGATCAGTTGCTGGATAGAAGCTGGTATTCCTGTACCACAGGTAGCATCATGGGCAGGGAACACAAGTGAGATCATCTTTAAACACTATTGCAACAGCACAAAAGAATACGAAATGCCAGAATTGTAAAAACTGACCTATAATAAGAAAAAAGAGTTTTATGACTGACGTTACTCCTGCTACACCTGAATGGAATATTGCTCAACTCGAACGTCATCTAAGAGATGGTGCTGTATATACCGCACACTGGACAGTAAATTTACAAGATCAAGGTGAGAGTGCTGGCTGCTACGGCAGCATTGGTTTTACTGTTGCTGAAGATCCAGAGAATTTTATTCCTTACGAAAATTTAACCAAAGAAACTGTCGTAGGTTGGGTGCAGGATGCCCTGGGAGAAGAACAGGTTTCTGATATTGCCACAGCATTAGCTGCTCAGATCGAACAGAAACTACATCCAACAAATGCACAGGGTATCCCCTGGAACAATTAATTCTGCTATATTTTAAACAGTTATCTACACATCATGGCTTGCAAAAAATCTGAGTTGGTTAGTGCCATTAATTCCTTTGGTTCGGCTCGTGCTACTGGTGATCACAATCTAATTGGTTTTGCTGTTAATCTCATTGGTCAACTAGTAGAAACTCTTGAGTTTGCTCCAGAAGCAGACCCTGTTGAGACAAACGAAGTTGATGTTGTTGATTGATTAAATCATGGCAGACAAACTTACCGATGCAGCTAGGTTCTATAAAGGACTTAAAGAACAAACAGATGCGTTTAATTGGCTGGAAACTAACATTCCAGCTGATAAACTAAAAGAATTCTTTGTTAAGTACCGTACGAATGCTTCTGCTCAAGACACTTATACCAATGATTGGGATGGTATTACAGCAGCAGCTAAAGTTTCTGGTGCCAAATATCCAGAATTAGTAGCAGCACAATGGGCATTGGAATCAAACTGGGGAAAACATGTCTCGGGTAAGAACAACTACTTTGGACTTAAAGGATCAGGAACTAATCAATCTACGCAGGAATTTATTAACGGCAACTGGATCACAATTACTGATGGGTTCCTTGATTTTCCTGACCTACGTACTTGTGTTTCCTATCTCGTTGACCGATGGTACAAAGATTACGAAGGATACAAAGGTGTTAACAACGCACCAAATCGTAATGCAGCAGCAGAACAACTTAAAGAACAAGGCTATGCAACAGATCCTGGATACCCCACGAAAGTGATTCAGATAATGGATCAAAAGCTTGAGGCACCAGGGGGTGACGTACCAAAAGTAAATCCCCTACCTGTTTTTTACATGAGTCAAAGGGATAACTACAGAGACGCAGGTAGAACATGCTTTAGTTCTAGTTGTGCCATGATGTTGAAATATCTGAAACCCAAAGCAATAACAGGTGATGATGACTACATTAAAACTGTGTTTACTTATGGTGATAGCACGGATAGCACAGCGCAAATTAAAGCTTTGTTTAAGTATGGCGTAGAAGCACGCTTTAGTGTTAAAGGTACAGTCGAGTTAATTAAGAAGCAAATCAACAATAACAAACCTGTTCCTGTCGGTTTTCTCCACCATGGTCCTGTAAATTCACCACGAGGAGGTGGGCATTGGCTTTGTATTATTGGTTACGACGATACTGGTTATATTGTCAACGATCCCTGGGGCGAAATAGATTTATTGTCTGGTGAATATGTAAGTACTAATGGTGCTAAACGCAAATATAGCTACAAAAATTTTAACCCTAGATGGCTAGTCGAAGGGCCAGGTTCCGGTTGGTGTGTTCTCACCTGAACTCAACGTTGTTTAGCTTTACCTACAACTAAAGCTAAGATTTCAATTACCTTATAGAACTGACGAACAAGACCGTCATCTTTTGGTGTTGGAGTCAAAGCTGTAATAACACTAGCTGCTGCATGGATAGCAAGAGCTACTTCGAGGTACTTGGAAAAATTCATGAAACTTACTTGATTACTTTTATTTTACAGTATTGATTTGTAAAAGAAAAAAGATTTGTGTTCTTCTGATATTTCCCACCTTATATCTTCATGTTTTGTAAACCATTTCTTCCACACACGAAACTGTTTATCAGAAACAGTTGACTCACAACGTAAGGCGATTGATTCCCCCTTTGGTAATTCATCTACCCACTGACGTACTTGACGTATTGCAATTGCTTGTGTTTTAGGACCAAAAGTGCCGTTTAAACTTTTATCTAATTTAGCTACTGATTTTTTCTTTCTACGATCCATCCAATCATTTATCTGTCGTTTGGAACGACCAATAGCTAAGCTTGCGAGCCATACACAACCTTTCTCTGTACGTATCCAAGGGAGCAAACGCATCTTAAGTAAGAGACCACCTGGTAGTACAACTGTTTTTGTTTTCTTTTTTCTTGAAATCATAGTCTGTTTGTTAAAGAAGCAAAGAGTTCAGGAAAAACATCTGTGCTTTGATGTTGGCTTTCCCACGCATTTTTCCACTCAGTTAAAGAATGGTCATGGAAACCAGCAAAAGAAGATTCTCCCCCTGGGTCTATGATAATTTTAAAGTCATCGTCTTGAGAAGAAGGTATTGGCACATCAATAAGCCAAGTAGAACCAGAGAATAAAGAAATAAACCAAATAGAAGTTGATGATATGGTAACTGTTACACCAAAATTTATAGTACATGTAGTTACAGAAAAAGCGTTTGAAGATATTAGTGTATTAATAATTACAGGTGAAGAAATAAGAACAGTAGCAGAAGGTGTAAAAGTTATATCTGGATTACTTTGAAACAAACCAACTTCAACAGTTATACCAGCATTGATTGTACAGATATTCTCAGTAAAAGCATTAGGCCGGTCAAAGTTAGAAGTTATTATTGTATCAACAGTAATAGTTGATGAGACGGTAATAGTCCGTGTAAAGTCAATTGCAGTTTCTTGTAAGAATAAACCAGATTCATCAGTATCTTCTAAGCCAACAAATAATTCTGTTACTGGAAATTCAATAACAACACCTACCTCATAATCAAGAGGTTCATTACGTGTTGTTGAAATACATATTAAATAACTTCCTACTTCCAATGGATAATAACGTTCATCACCACGATCTAAACGTGACCTTGCAAATGTGTTGTATAAATCTGACTGAGCACTCATCATAGTGTCCAGATATGGAATATAAACTTCTCCGTTTGTTTTTAAACCGTCAGTAACTGAATCAGCGTCAAAAATTGCTTCTCCCTGAATTGGATTTTTATTTAGATCATATGTTGATGTTTGAATGTACTGTGGTCGAGGATTACCTTTAGCAATAATAATCCAAGCGGGATCAGTAATTGTAATTGAAAACCAATTAGTATAAGCGCCTCCACCAAAACCACCGTTAGAAAGTTGATTGGTGTCAGCATAACCAACAATTTTATTCTTGGGACCTAAAGAACCTTTTAGATAACGTAAAGAAGTAGAAGAAAAGGTGCCAAGGTTTAATGGATTGTTTAAACTACGACGATCTTGAGCTACAGCAGAAGTGCGTGCCATTATTTTATCAATGTTCCGTTTGTATATTCTAATTCTGAAAACTCAACCTTCATCGTAGTAAGGTGCGTCTTTTGCACATAAGGGATTACGTATTACTTGCTTGTGGTACCGCTGAATTAACTCTTGTTCTCGCCCTTCTTTCTTTGCTTTGATGAGTGCCATTACATGCGTAGGTTCAAACGTACGTATAAACGGTGTTATAGAGGAAGGTGGTAAGCCAATATTCCAGCTTGAGACCAGATGTAATGGGTTGGCGCACCAGGGGTTACCACAAGCCCTAGACACTGTCATTGCACCTATATCACCCCAAGCACACTGGTAGATCACCTTGTGTGGTGTGACATTTTCTATCGCACGTCCAGTGAATCGTGAGCGATAAGAAGGAAAGCCAATGCGTTTAGGACTTCTGCTCCCAGGTAAATCTATTTCCCAACACTCATCAAGATCACCCACCTCAATGTTTTTCCACAGTTGTTCGTACTTGTGGTTGTAGTACGGATGAAGAAAGTTCGTATTGAAGCCACAGGTGTTGGACAGGATCTTTACGACACAGTGGTAACACCAGTGATTTTGTTTGTCCCTGATGTGGTGGTGGTGTGGACAAGGATAACCTTTGTAGTACCCATATTCGTCAAGCTGCCCTTCGTCGAGGCTGTCGATACCTGGGACATAACGAAAGTTAGTCTTCAACACCTTCTTGAGAACGTTTGTCATTAGACGTCTTGCATCCAAGGAGGATTAGGTTTTTTTGTTGTGCGTTTAGGTGCGGTGCTACAGAGCTCCTGACGGTTGTCCTTGTCTTTGTTATAGGAATGATGGGTGATGGAACAAAGATCAGGGCTTCGGCCTGTACGTAGGTAGTAGACGACCCTGTGCGCAAGGTATACGTCGGCGTCAAGTGACACTAGATAGTGGCCAGAGTGTTTGTGCTTGTGTGTGACGAACTTCTTTTTACGGGGGTAGTAAAGGCCACTGGGATGATCATCAGTTAACTCAACTAACTCTTGGATTCTCCAAAGAGGAGGCATTGGTTTGTAGTTGCGTCCCATGGGAGAAGCGTAGGTACAAAATAAGTATAGCGTTGCTTAGAGCTGGGAAAACTCCAAACTATAGGTATAGCCATGTTTTTATTAGTTCTATAGGGTTTCCGACAATTCGATGCAGAAATGTCGGTTTGTATACGCATTTAGGTGAGTCTCATGAGAATCGGTATAGCGAACGACATTTTGATGCAGAAATGTCGGAAACTCCATGAATCTAATGAAAATCGTGCTATACCTATAGTTTGGAGTTTTCAACAAGTTTCAGGCCAAAAAAAATCCCCCCTTGCGGGAGGAATCAATACTTATGTACTACCTACTTTAGGCTACACACCTCTTTTCGTTCACGTTCCTTCCTACTTTTTCTCTTCTTCTTCTCCTCCTTCACGATCTGCTGCCCCTCTGGTGCAACCTCATGACCTACCCCATTCATTACATCCTCAAAGATGCCGCCAAACTGAGACGCTATTGTGTCCCAACTAAACTGTGCATCTGTTACACGGTTGTAACAATCCTGTGCAGTCTTCTCCAGCAGCACTGGTGACTCATACAGTTCACACAGAATCTCAGTCAGGTGTTCCGTGCTAGGGCACGGCATCTCACGGCAGTAGTTCGTATCAACATCAATGTGATTACATTCAATTAACTTACCGTAACCCTCAAAGATCTCCTTGGTTGCCGTATGGTTCGGTACCACTTGAGCTATACGACATGCCGCATGCTCGAAGTTAACAAGCTCCCAGCCCCCACCTTTACACGTATTAACACCAACGTCAGCACAGTTATAGATCGACCGCAGCATGTCCACAGGTACGTTAGGAGGATTAGGATTATTAGCTGTCATAATGATCCTTCCATTTGGATCTAAGCCATTCTTGACCATCTCCCTACCAAATAACGACATCAAATCCCAACCCTGATCCTTTAACCCCATGTGCATATACAACTGTGCATTAGGTCTACCTACCGCAAACTTGGCAAACGCAGCGATCGTAATATCCTGCCTCTTCCTAAACTGATTGCGATTCCCATTCAAACAAATAAAGATGTCCTCCTTTAGTCCCAACCTTTTCCTTGCTTCCCCTTGATCCATAGGATAAAAATCCTTGGTATCCAACCCATGGGGAATAACAGCAATAGGCTTTGTCACACCGCCCTTCACAAATTCGTGTGCACCAAATTCTGTAAATGCAACCAACGCATCCCAATCATTGATATGTGGATCAATACCACCTACCCAATTCATTGAGTCCATAGTGAGGTACCCAACGAACTTAAACTTCCCAGCTTTATGTAAATCCTGAATCTGTTTATATTGTTCACTCACAATCCATGGATCATTCAAACTAAATACGATGTCAGGTTGTTCCTTTTCGACAATCTCACGAATCCGTTGCTCGCCAAAAGGAGCCGTCTGATGCCTGTTGGAGGCTGGGTACATGCGATACAGAACTTGCTCATCACATGGGTCACCCCACCAATTAGAAGCCATGCAAACAATCTCAAAATCATCGCGTAGACGCGGTAATATTCCACCACTTACCCTGGCAAAACCGGTCATTGCCACCAGATCGGCGCACCAAAGAACCTTAGTTTTCTTTTTACTCATGTTCAAATGTGTTTAACTGTATGTAATATATCGTATTTATAGAGTAGTTTGACGCTCTACCTCTTGTTCTTTTACGTCTGTTGCACCCAACTTTTCTTTTATGTATTCCACCGCCTTATGTGGGGTCACACCTTCTGGATTACAAGTATATAAATCAACAGCAGCATAGCCTTGCTCCGGCCACGTATGAATAGAGGCATGAGATTCCGCAAGTAATGCCAATAGTGTGACGCCTTGCGGACTAAACTTCTCTCCAAAAATACGCAATAAGGTAGCGCCAGACATGCTTATGGCTGTCTCCATCACCTCCTGCAAATAGTCGTAGTCATCCAGAATCTCACGGGGGCAACCGTACAGATCAAGAATCATATGCTTACCATGTCCCACGTTTGTTCTTCACCAATCTCTATTGTCTCATCAGTTTCCTTAATTAGTGTTTCTCCATAATGTTCTAACCATTTAGCCTTATTCAAACCCACTTCAATAATAGAAGGATAGTCTGAATGTTTCTGAGAAGCCTCGGCACGACAAGCAACATTACCAAACAACCAAGTATTACCTTGTTTAAATTTATAAACATTTAACCCCAACTGGTGCTTACATGCATCCAAGAAATTATTTTCAAACCTAGAACGAGACATTATATTGTTACCAGATCCAGTAGAGAACTCACAATAGTTTGGATATAACTGCCAACCAGCATTAACATATACTGTACTAGTTTCTCGCGGTGCAAGTTTTTTTTGTCCTATTTGACAAACAGCACCTACATCAAAAACAACACAATGTTCCATCCAATCCAATAACGAATTTGATTTCAAGATCTGTTCTTTATTGTGCTTAGCAAAAAACGGTACTTTCGTTGTTGTTTCCATAAGGTATTCACGCATCTCTACTTCCGACATATCAAGTAACCAGTTAACCAACCCTGGAAGCAAAGAAGCAAAATCTCCGTACGGCTTACCTTTATCGTTCATATCAATAAGGATACGTTGCTCTGCCGAACTACCTTTAAATGGTTTATCAAATGGTATCGTCAGGCGTCTACGAGCCAAACCAGAAGTAGGGTCTGTTGTCTGAATAGGTTCGTTAGCTGTAATTATGACGAGACCAGAAAACTTAAACGGATTCTGGGACCCAGATTGAAACTTACGTTCCTTACGTATTAAGTCACCACCAGTCAAGCCTTTTAACATGGCTACCGAACCGCCATATCGTTCAACATCATTAAACAATACCAACTTCTTCTTATATAAGTTCGCTGTCTCGAACCTATTCTTCTCAATGTGCTCCAGGCTAGACGTCATAGCATTGTCTTGTCCTACCAGTGCATGTGCCAAGTTTGCATACGTCGATTTACCTGATTTACCTGGACCTACAACTTCAACAAACTTCTGTATCTCTGAGTGACTAAGTAGTACAGCACGAAGCCAAGCCCTTAACACTTGAACGCGACCCCAATCATTAGCTTGTGTACCCTTCAACCACTTAATGATATGTTCACAATCTGCCCCTGGATCATATTCATATGGCAACTGTTGTGTCATATGTAGTTTCCAATTAAAAGGCAGCAGTTCTCGCGTTTGTACATCCAAGATGCCATTAGTGAATAACAAATAGTCTGAACCTTCATACCAATCGTCATCCAGAAGGGAGATGCGTAGTTGTTCTACAACATCTGTAATCATGGACATACTGTAACCATTAGGCAACAGCTCACCTTTCACATATTCAATCTTATCTTTTACCGAGCCTTTCATTTCGTTATCTGACAGGCTACACCACACGCCTTTAGAACGGTATTCATATAGATAGAAGCAGCCATGTTGTTCGCTGTACTTAAGGTGCTCACCATAAAGTGCCATTATGTTATCGGCAATTTCATTGGCAGCCCTGTTCCTAGGTGGCTTATCACCATCACCTTCTTTTGTGCGTCTAGTCCTTTTCTTTTTTTCCTCTTTGCTTGACATAGGAACAACTGTTATCAGTTGATCTTCCACTTGTTGTTGCTGTGTATACTCAAATGTGTTTTGCATTTCCGCAAGTTGTTTTGCTATATGTTCTAAGGTTGAATCGTCTACGCTCATGGCGCGGTGTTCTTGAGACGGTGACCACCCTTGTTCTTTTGCCATAAAAATAAGAGATCCGACACCACGTCCACCCTGCTTATTAAAGCCAAGCCAACGACTGTGACATACACCTTCCTTATATTTAGGCGACTGTTTAGACCATTCATCCCATTCATCAAGCAAAGATTCGTCTAAGGAATGTAATGTCTGACCTACCGTTAACCAGATGTCATAGTCATCGGCAGCCTCTGGTGGCATACCCCATGTAGCCTCTTTTGCCAATTGGATATCTCGTTCGAGACCCATCTCAGCTTCAATAACAAACCCTGGGCCTACGACGCGAGAAGTTTCGACGGATGGCTTACCTTGCCTTGCATTCTTAGTAATGATTCCAGATAAGATCCATTCAGGTAACTCAGGCAAGTTATGTACCCACTCGAATCCCAACCCGTCTTTTGTGAAATAACCCTCAGTCTCTGGATGCATACCCATCAACACCCCTTGGTGTTTAGACCAAAGGATTTCAAGTTTTTCTTTGTTGGTTTCTGAGTGCCAAGTGTACTTATTTCGTATGAAGTGCTTCTGATGATCACGACTTACTTTGTATAGACGGCGTTCACGACCTACTTTTCCACTACATATAGTCAGGGTTGGTGGCAATGCTTGAGCGTATGGGAGCTCTGCTGTTTTTTCAATGAGATCGAATACGCTCGGTCCATCAACATCAACCCAGCACAACCCATAAGGATGATTGTAGAAAGGACCGCCCAACAATCCGATAGCCTTACATTGTCCCGAAGCAAGTTCATCTTCAATCTCTGTGATAGTAAAGGGTTTCAGTTGCCACCCATGTGTATACGGATCTTTATTTGGTCCTAACGGAGTAAGAGGCCAATCAATCGGTATTAAACTAATCTTAATCTCACCTGGCCTTACTGCCTTTTGACTTGTACTGGTCATGCTACTGCCTTTGTTTGAATGACTTCCACTTTAAACTGCTTCTGGTCGAAATACTGTTCTTTTATTAATTCATACATATGTAGGTGCATGGGTGTTGGCAAGCAAAACACATCCCCTTCCACCGCACTATCCATGCGGTTAAGTAGAGATTGTGACCACTCGCCCACGCTAATCACGTGGGTGTTCATGGCTCTTTTTTTCGGTGTCTTACAATCTTACGGCTGGCATACCCAAAGAAAACCAGTGGAATTCTATAGATCAGTAACCCTTATGCTCCTCACCAGAGTCCTCAACAACCCATGGTGCAGACAGACGCATCTCCCCACCTAACTTTAAGGACTCACCAGTCTGTTTTTCTGGATCAGGAGCGTACTCCCTATAGATAGGCTCAGCTTGTTGTTTACGTTCTTGTTCAGCCTCAATCTGATTCTCGAATTCAATCATATCTAGTCGCGCCTTAAGCTTTGCCTCAAACCAAACTTTCTTTAACCATTTGATAATCGCCTCTATATTTACCTTTACAAAACTTAATAACACAGGCATTACCTCATCTACCCACCCAATCTAAATCAAATCTGGATCATACACATTACAATTACCAAGCTGCGTGTAGTACTCATTTACTACAGCATACCAATCATCGTGAATCTTATTCAAGAAGTTACGAGAAATCTTAAAGACCTGAGTTCTTTCTGGTGTAGATACCAGTATTGCTGCTTGCTGTACCTTCATGCCTAACGTTTGCTGTACACCTAAGTCATATGCTGCTAATTGCTTTAACGTTTTCTTAAACTTGAGGTTACCTCCCAGCAAGTCGCGCCACTCCTGAGATCCCTTCTCTACATTCTTTGGCCAGTTCCGTGAGTACGGCTTAACACTAGTCTTTAAGTCAGCCAACGTAAGTTTTCCGTTTGCTACACCAATGATATCTGGGCTACCACACCAAGCACGCCCCTCTTCATCCTGGCCCCACACCCTGCCAATACCATCATTTGAAAGTGTGAACTGATGGTGTTCCAACATAGGAGTCTCTGCCCATAACACCTCCTCAAACTGATCAAGAACTTTTGGCATACCATCCCAGAACGGAGAATAATCTTCGGGTATATCCGGAGTCTTATTCCCTTTCAAATATTGTTCCATCCCATAGTGAATACTGGTACCCCTCTCAGCAGCAGCTTCCTTCACGCCTGGATTATTCTTAGACCACATTTCCAACTTTTGTTTGTTGGCCTCAGATGCAGTCTCACTTAAAATAGTAGTTACCGATGGCGCCGGTCCCGTTACAAAAGGAGTGTGATAATGTCTCTTACCATTGATGGTGACTCGTGCAGGCTTCTCGTTTAACTTCTCCAGTAGCTCAGAATCCCCTTGGTATTTACCCGTAAGCTCGTCTACTATGCTTAAAGCAGCCATTGCAAGAGCAGATGTATTAGTAAAACTGTAACAGATTTTTTACATTGATGCTCACCTTACATGACAATTGATTTGACACGTTTCTATTTTGATCTTGATGAAGGTCGCCCTACATCCGAATGCCTACTTGGCTTTGCATGTCAAGACGTGAGTAAAGCAGATGCAGATACGTACGAACAGGAGCTACAATCCTTACAGATCCTTTACACACGCATAGAACTCTAGCCATGAAATCAACTCAAACCACTTGGAATGACTACTTCGATCCAATCAAAACACGTCTTGGTGCCAGGCAATTAACCTTTGAAAAAATCTTTCAATACTTAGATACCTCCAAAGAACCACTCATCGTAGAGACCGGTACCTACCGAGAAGAAAACAACTACACAGGCGATGGTTGCTCCACCCTTCTTTTTGACAACTACATCGACATCCGTGGCACTGGAAAATTAATTTCAATTGACAACGACCCAGCGGCTTGCGCCTTGGCTCGTGAGAACACCAAACATGCCAAGGTAATAGAAGGTGATTCCGTTGAAACACTAGACACCCTCTTTGGTCCAATAGACCTTCTATACCTAGATTCCTACAACATTACTGACTGGAATAACGATTGGGCTCCAGCCTCCCATCATCTAAAGGAACTGTTTGCAGGCTACAACCTTCTTGGTCCAGGTACTTTAATTGTCGTAGATGACAACATCAAGGCAGCCGACAGTAGACGCCATGGAAAAGGACGCCTAGTACATGAATTAATGGAAGCACTTGGCGTAGATCCGTACTTTGATTCCTATCAAGTTGGCTGGATTTGGTGTTAGAACTATACTAGGAATACCATAAATCTCAACCATGGCACTCTCCAGTCAAGTCAAAGGTTCATTAGATGAATCAGTCTCTCATTTACGTGAGGCATTAGCTTTTGCTGCACGCACTGAACATCCTATAATTGTTAGTGCCATCTCTGAACTCATCTGTCGAATCGACACCTTGGATCAGATGAATGACATTATGCAAAAACTCAAAGATAAAGATGACGATACAGTTGCCTTCCGAATCGGAAAGATTTGAAAAGTTCTTTCTAGAACTAGAAGAAAAAATCCCAGACCCAGGAAAAGACTGGGATAAGTTCTTGCGTCCATGTAAGTGGGATAAAATATTAAAGGAACAAAAACAAGAACGTAATGCCCCAAGAGGATAACAAATATACCAAACCAGAATTACGTGAACGTATCAAAAATCGTATCATGGCTGGTTCCAGTGGAGGTAAACCAGGCCAATGGTCTGCACGTAAAGCTCAAATGGTTGCCAGTGAATACAAAGAGAAAGGTGGTGGCTACCAAGGGGGAAAAGGTGAGAAGCAAAAAGATTTAGAGAAGTGGGGTAAAGAAAAATGGGGCACTAAAGATGAGTATGAAAAACGCAGCAAAGCTAAAGCTGCTGCTAAAAAATATAAGGAGAGTAAGTAATGTCTGATAAAGCAATTCAAAAAGGTTATACCAAACGTTACCTACCAGAAAAGGCATGGGCTTCCCTGTCACCAGAAGAACGTGAAGACACAGACCAAAAGAAAAGAGCTGGTAGTAAACAAGGCAAACAGTTTGTTGCTAACACTGAAAAAGCAAAGAGAGCAGGACGTGCAGCAAGACGTTACAAAGACAATAAATAGTAGTATACTTACATAAGAGATATCTCTTAATCATGGCCGTAGAAAAAAAGTTTGTTCCTGGTAAAGGTTTAGTGCCAGTAGGAAAAGAAGAAGCAGGTAAGAAGGGAGCACCAGTACCACCTAAGAAAGGTGCCGTACCTCCCAAAAAGGGAGCACCAGTACCGCCTAAGAAAGGTGCAGTACCACCTAAAAAGAAAAAGTAAGGTAGGATCTCTGATATAAAACATCAGAGATTTCTGTGACAACCCTTGTTGCAAACGTCCCACCTATCAAGGTATGGGTTCGTCGTGAGTACTTGCGTGATCTACGTGATGGCTATGGTGAGTACACACCTGGCTATTGGGTAACATGTAAGTCATTAAGTGGTCGTGCCCTTTATTTTGAAACATACCTAACCGAGTATGGTGCCTTGTATGACAAGCTACCTATTAGTGCATTCTTATCCTGGGATCCAGACCATCCGGACAAACCCAAACCACCTACACCAGATCTGGCACTAACAGACCTACAGTTTTGGAATGGTTTTGATACCGGAATTACAATTGTAGAAAAGAATTTAATCTATAACATGGGTTTTGAAGTCCTGACACGTAGCGCAGGAGTCATGAGTGGTAGGTATATATTTACAGTAGACAACTACCACCCGCATAGGAATGAACCTGATTTCTACTTCTCAGAATTCCCCGACGAGCACAAGTCACATAACATCGTGGAGCTGGACAATGGTCAAATTGGTGCTTATCCCAATAATCGCTGTCGCATGGTTGACGCATCTTTAACTAACCATGAGTTAAAGACACCAGACTTCAAGGTGTCTACACGTTATTTTGATGTAGAACACGCACCTAAGTGGGGCAGGCTTGGAGAACAAGACGATTACTTTTGGAAAACTCCAAATGAAACTGTATAATAATTGAGTACCCGCTCTGCATTGCTCTGCATTAGTATCGGGTTCAGTGTACTTCCGGCTAAACGGGAGGGTGCGTTCTTTGATCTTGCTAAAGAACCCAGCGGGGATGGGACCCGCAATACGGGATACTCGTTAGGCCCATAGCCTAGAAGGAGGTCCCAAAAATATAAAGGGTGCAGCTAGGTCAACTGCATTAAATGTACCTCGCCCCGAAAGTCTGGGGTCGCCCTTTACATTAATATTTTGCTTGAATGTTGTAACCACTTTGCGGTGTAATTAACCCTTTATTCAAGGCAAAATTAATTAAGAAAGAAGCAGGTAGTCCGCCTTCTTGTGCATCAGAATAAATATTTCCTTCTTGTGTATCTGTTGCTAAATCATCGAATTTGTACCGATCAGTAACTTCTTTTAAACGAGGATCTACAGTAAAAGACCCAAGCGTTAACGTTGATGGACCACGGTCTACGTATCCCCAGTTCACAGGTAAAAGAGTATTTGACTTTTGTGTATTGACAAGTTCAGGATAATCAGAACTTTGGGAAACAAGTCTTGAAATATCTTGTTTAATTGAAGTTGGTAAAACCGTTAAAGGATTACTAGTACCACTAAGATACCGTCCAAACATTGCAGGAGCAGCAGGAAGTATTCCGCTTTCAATACCTTTATCTAAAAGAGGAATGGCAATTTTATCTCGAATGTTTACAGGCGTGATTGATCTTGTAAGTTCTTGAGCTTTACGAGTTACTGGAGAAGCAGTACCACCCCCTGGTAACCAACCACCAGTAGCTTTATCAGCCTCTTTATATTTTTGATTAACTTGATTTAAAAAACTTTCAAAAAGATTAGGCATTAACCATTCCTCAAGGTAGCCTTAACCATCCATGCTGCCTTAAAGATTTCTCCTGCTAGTTCTGCTATATAATTCTGAATATCAATGGCATGTACTTTACCAGCAAGTTCTTCTACCTTTTTACAACGCATAGCAAAATCTTCTAGGTTTTTATAGTACGTAATTAACATTTCATTACCTTTATAGCTAACACAATTCTTAAACCCTGGGGCAGCATCAGCCAATCCTTTGGCACACATAGGCATTAAGTAATCCATGGACCTAATGAACTCACCTAACTTATCAAATTGATCTTGATGTGCTTCGTATTGTTCTTTCAAGAAAGCATGAACACCAAAGAAGTTAGATCCTTCATAGTTCAAATGTATCAAATGAGATTGTGTCCGTAATTCATTTAAGTAGGAACACAAAGAAATACATTGTTGTATAAAGGCGCCTACGTCGCCTTCCTTAGATTTACTAGGTGCTTTGATCTTAGCTTGTGGTTGAGGTGCCTCTTGAACAGGAGGGGTTTGAACCTGTACTACATCTTGAGGACCGGGGGTGTACATAGTTTTTATTCAGTACTTTTATTTTATCAGTGACGTGTCTTAAGTGGCGTTGATAGAATACATAATTTAGAATAGTAAAAAACAATAGCTATGAATTTTTCGGAAGCTTTCTTTGTTACATACGACACATTAACAGCACCTGCTTCTGGTGTGTCAACTTCAGTTCAATTAGGAGACAGAATTAATACAAGGAACTATGTCTTGTTTACTACTGTTGCAAGCATTAACACTAACGTTATCGTCGCATTAAACGGTTCAATTGATGGTACAAATTGGTCAAAGATAATTGCAAACCAAACTATTACCGCTAATGGTACGACCCATTACAATATTGCCAACCACCCAGTTAAGTACGTACAACCTGTCTTTGTATCTGAATCAGGCGGTACAGCAGCTACTGTATTGTTTAGTCTAGGCGCCGACTAAGTAATAACATACTTACTGCGACTCTATACTTCTTGCATACTCTTCTTTCCATGTAGGTCTAAGGTGACCAAAATCCCGTGGCTCAGTAACAATAGTTTCTGTTGTACCACAGACATCACATGTACCCATATGACAGGTAGAAAGAAAGTTAGGTGGACCTATATAGTTACCTTTCTTATACCAGTCACCATAAGCTTCGCCACAATTCTGGCAGACCCACACAGGATAATCTGATTCTTTGGTACGTCCCATTAGAATACAGTGACATCAGGTTTGTTATCTAAACATTCAAACAATTCATTAGCATTATTGTATTCTTTTTTGGTAATATTTCTTAGTGCTTTACATGCTATATAGAAAGCTTGATACACTTCTTTTCCTGTTAGTTCATCCATAGCTTCACAGATAGTATCTGCAAAGTATTCTCTTGTTTTTTTTAAACACTCAGCATGTTCAATAGATTGTGCTGTACTCGCAGTAGTATCATGTAGCTTTTCTCTAGAGTCTTTAGTCACCAAGGGCTCATCTAATTCAGCTACAATGTTTTGCTTGAAGGATTTAACGAGTTCCTTTAACTCTTTAGAAGACCCATTAGACCAAGCTTTAGATTCTTCAGGGGTGTACGAGCTGTTCATTGTGTTAAGCGGGTTGGAGGAGGTTGTCATTGTAAAGTTGGATGGCTTCAAGCATTTCAAAGTACCGTTCACGCATGACAGGGCCAGCTTCACGGATACAAAAGTCTTGCCATAACCCAGTATATAGTCCTTCCATGGGATGTCCAGCAACGGCTCTACCAGAACACTGGTACATACGCTCCATAAAGTCCACACGTTTCTGTTGTTCTACAACATCCCAGGCGTAAAGGTAATCAGTGTTCATGGAAGGATGTGCAATTGGATGCGACGCCAATAACTTCATCTAATTCAAAAAGTAAAGTATGAAGTTCATCTTGTAAATACTCCACGACTTCGTCAGGAGTTTTACCTGCAAAAGGTTTATAAATGAGTTCAACATCCACCGATAGTGACACGGTGAGCTTTAGCTTTGGATCGGGTTCCATCAATCGAAGTAAACGTTAGTCTAGGTTAGCAGAAAAATTAAGTTTAAGGAGCTGGGCTAAAGCCTAAACTTTGAGAACCAAAAGCAACCTGTGGGTGTGCATCCATGAGAGCTGCGTTACCCGCATACCTTCCCAATGAAAGACCCTTCTGTCCTTCTACAAATCCTTTACGTGGGTTACCTGCTCCTAAATTAAAAGCTTCAGATGCCAATGCTGAATACTTACCTGCAATTTCCATTAGCTATTTAGTAGACGTTCTAATGACTGACTTTGGTTCTGCTGGTAGTAACCAAGACGTTCTTGAATGACGTGGTAATAATTAATTGCTGCGTCTGCCATCTCAGCTGCATCCATAGAAGCAGCTAAGTTTTCATTAGCTAACATTGCTGCCGTCAAGATAACGACAGCATGTTCAATCTTTGAACCAATAGTAGCAGAAAGAGGAGTCCCCTCTGATGTGAACCCAGATATAAGATTAACTAATGTGGGATCTACGTCCATGAGACTCCTTATCTTTCTTTAATTGTAGTTCAATTTACTTTATTACTACATGGTTTTTCTTTTTGCAACCAATACCAATAGGCATTACTAGCATTCTGATGAAACCGTTTACCAAAAAGAAGTTTTAATCTTTTTGCTTCCAAGTCATCATGCTCATCTCCATGGTATGGTATAACCTCATTATTATCTTTTAACATGTCAGCCTGTAAGTCATTCATCTCCAACTGGAGATCAAAGTCCTTAAGAGCATGGTCATGACAACTCATTTTAATGCGAGCGTCATCTACATTAGTCGGCGCTGGAATCTTCAGGTAAAAGCTCTCTTGGATACTCGGATGCAACCAAGTCCATTCTTGATTCATTAAAGATTCGTTTGGATCTGACACTATAGTCTTGGACAACTTTGACACCGGTCGGGAGTTGTTGTCCATTTTGATAGGCGCAGCGTATGACATCGAGATTAGGGAGGACTTTAGTGGTTGTTTTAGGTTCTGTTCTATCGGATAGAACTTCTCCTGAGAATGAACGTAGCACAACTCTTTTAGTTGTGGTTGTTTCTTCTTCCATACAATAGGTTGACTTTTCGTCAATGTTCCAAAGCTCCGGGTCCGAGTTGATTTCAACAGTAAGCTCCTTTTTTTTAATGAGAGTGAATTGATAGTTGCGGCCAGTGATCTTGTTGGTATCCAATGGCAGGACCCGACGTAGATAACTTAATAAACCCTTAAGAGATTTAAGTTGTGATGTGTGGTGAAGCTTAGCTGTTGCAACTAAGTCACCTTCTTTTTTGATACGTTCCAACGCATCTTCATGCGCGGCCATTGCATAATAGATACGATCAACTTTCTCTGAGCGTAAGTCAATACAAGATTCCAGTTCAGCTTTTGCCAAGTCCTGGGACTCAGAAGTGAGTAAAGGAAGAGACTTCTCAAGGGCAGCATAGTGTTCATAGAGTTTGATAACAGAAAGTTCTTTGAGTTTGGTGCTAGTAATTTGAGCCATGGTTCAGATGAATTGGGATTTGATTTTGGCGAGTACTAAGGCCAGCATTGCTGCGCATGCTGTCCAAAGTAAGTCTTTGGCAAAGGGAAGAATGTAAGCAAGAATGGTTTCAAACATTAAATTGAATAGGTAGGTTTGGCGGTGCTTTTCACGTCATCACCAGGACGGTTCCTCACATGAACAACAGGAGTCTACTCACCCCTCCGTGTCTCCTGTGATATTAGGAGGTAGGTTTGGTGGTGCAATAATAAAGACTTCAAGCAGATCATCTATTTTTTGATTGACTTTTTTTATTTGATCAAGAAGTTCATCATTACCAAATAAATCAGGACTTAACCTAACGTCTTTCATAGCTTCAGGATTGTTTTTCTTTTGGTAACGACGACATTCATTATTCGTCTCATAAACAAGCCCATTGAATAGTTCCAAGAAGACAGGAGAATCTACTGGAACATATGTAGCAGTTTCTCCATATACTTCTTTTATTGCTTCTGTAAAATACTTATGTGTTGCAATATACGTTTCAATTAGATTGGCTGCATTGCTTGAAAAAAAATCTTCGTATTGTTCAAATGGAAGTCCGTATGCATCAATGGTCATGGTGAGTACCGTCAGGGTTGAGGAGATTGTGGATAAGGGTTTCTTTACCCTCTTGGCTTAGGTTACTCCAGTAGTCAAGCTCTGGATCAGTTTCGTCCCAGTCAATTTTCATTAGACAGGGACTATTGTCTTCTTCTGTAATATCAATGGCTAGTTTGGTAAGCCATGCATTTGGATTAGTCATGTTTAAAAGCCATCCTTAGTTGAGGTAGTGAGGTACCAGGGAATGGTACATAGCCTGCATCAAGCATATTAAATAATAGATCCCAAACATGGCGCTGGCTAGTTTGGTAAGCCATGCATTTGGATTAGTCATGTTTAAAAGCCATCCTTAGTTGAGGTAGTGAGGTACCAGGGAATGGTACGTAGCCTGCATCAAGCATACTAAAGAATAGATCCCAAGCATGACGCTGAGTAAATGATTCTTTAGGTTTGTAAGTACGCCAATGGCTAAGGGGCGCTTGCACCCCAGACTTAGTGTGTAGTAAAAGGAAACGACCATCACTGGTATGATTCATAGGAGGCTGGTACCACCAAGCAACACAAGTGTGTGGGACACCAGCAGGACATGCGTCACGTGCCTCAGTGCGTTTGGATAGTAGGCTTCTGTATTTAGCAATCCAAGTTAAGTGGATGCAGTGTGGTTTGAATCCTTCGATCTCTTGTTGGAACAAAGGTAGGTTGTTGAGCTGACGTTGAAAGGACCCACATGAGCAGTTAGGTTCGCCAAACATGGGCCGTTCTTCTTGCACTGTCTCCAACTCAGAGTCCAAATCAGGGAGCCGATCTGGAAGCCGCAACCCGTCCGGTGCAACCAAATGCCCAAGGTCTGTGTGCTCTGACTGAAGCAACGCCTTAAGTTTTGTTGGATCAGTAAGACGAATGAACTTATCTGCCCATTGGCCTTGTAGTTTTGCATTGTCATTTAAGTGTCCAAGTGTGTGACTGTAGTTCCAGCCTTTGAATAGGATGTAAGAGTTATCGTGCCAGATACTTGGCCCCCTGTAATTAGGTCCAAGGTATGAAAAGAAGTCCTTGAGTCTGTGCGTATAGGAAATGAAAGTTGTTTTAATTGCATCCTTTGGATACAACCGTTCAGTACCATCGCGATACACAACAAGACAAGAGTCACCTCGCAGGTAAATACCAACCACGCCAGAGTCATCGAAGTCTGGAAACGCACGCAATATATTTGTTCGCGTGTAGATGGTTGTTTGTGCTGCATTAAGTTCAGTATGTGTTGCTGTAGTAGTCATGGTTCAAGAGGTTACAATGAGGATTAGTAATTGAGTAGTGGCTAATGTTGCAATTTATACTGTCGCCAGAAGATATGTTCTGGCAAGAGAAGATGACTCGACAAATTAACGACTGCTCATCTATCGCTGAGTTACGAGAAATGGCAGTGTTACTTACCAAGATTGCAACAACAAGGCAAGTTGTAATCAAGGGACTAGTGAAGGATTCACTGGATCTGATGCAGGAAGCTTATCATCCAAAAGGAATGAACGACGTTCCCAATGACGAACTGTAGCTCTTGTACGTCCCAGCAAACCAGCCACCACTTCCTGGGTCATACCTTGCTCCCTTAGTTTTTTCATTCTGTCAAGCTCTTCTTGTTGAACAAAGTACTTTGAGTTAGAACGATAACGACCTTGAGTCTGGAACATTATTGAATTGTTAGTTAGTACAAAAGCACGTGACTCCCAATAGTAGATAGTCTTTCGATGGCAGTTGTACATTGTTGCAACAGTACGTTGACTGTTACCTGATTCCCTTAGTTCTTTCATGTGATTGAGTTGTGCTTGAGAAAATTGTTGGGTCATTGTAAGTAGATGTGAAAAAGGGCCAGCATAAATGCTGACCCTAAGTTTGGTTTAATTAAAGGCTGTCGTCTTCACCAGTAATTTCATTGCGTGCAGGTAGAACCTTTACGTCAACTGTGTTACCGGAACGTGAGACAGGTAGAATCTCTACACCTTCTGCAATACCGTAGGCACCACCAAGTTTCTTGGCATCCTGACGAGCATGTTGGTTGATGTAGTCTTCAAATATTCCTTGCATCTTCCATGTAGATTCACGATCTTCATCAGGAATCGACATGTTACTTAAAGATTCGATTGCAATTTCTTGCGAACTGTAATCAGGAATCTCAAAACTTTCAATGGCACAGATTTCTACATTGTTTGCACCACGCATCTCGTTAGCCAAGAGGGGAGTAAACACTGTAGTGGCATAGAACTTTTCATTGAATGCCAAAGGGATTTCAGAGTCTAATGCTTTGCTAAGGCATTTAGACATTTCTTTTTCATAAAGCTTAACTTTATCGCTGACATCAGTTCCATTTAAGCCCTTAAGAGTAAGGACCATTGGAATCTTATGCGCCCTTCTGTTGTCTTGAGTTAAGACATACACAAGGTATTTTGTACGTACGCTGTACTTACGTTTGTACATGTTACCTTTGCTGTTCTCCAGTTCAGCAGCAAGACGATCGTTATCGAACATCTGCTTTACTTCTGGATCTTCAAAGGTACCAATTGTCTGACGCATACCGCTAGTCTCTTCCACCATAAGTGGAGAGCGCAAGAGTATCTGCAGACGAGGCTCAATGAAGTTTAACCCTTCTTCAATGGAAGTATTTGGTGCCATACCAAAGGTTTGTTTATAGTCCCAGATAACAGAACCATTTGCAAACTGATCTTCAGTAGCAGTCCATCCACAGGTATCCAAGTCGGACTTGCGAACAAACCAACCACGTGTTTTAGATTTGTTTAACGGTTGAATGGTAACTAGATTCTGGTAGCCAGAAACAAATTCTTTGGACTGGAACATCCGAAAGGAGTCAAGACTCCTCTTAGATACCAGAGAAGAGGAGTTATCACTCCCGCTTGAGGTGGTTTTCTTAGTAGCCATGAGAGCAATCATAGTAAATTCAGAGGACAGGAATGCTACGTTTAACGTCCAGCTCGACGTCAATCTTAAATAGAATCAAATAGGAGATCCATGTGTTCGGTACTCTTCAACCATTTCTTCCATGCTATTTAAGATGGAAGCGTCATAATGTCCACAACCTTTTAAAAAGTCTGTAAACCTATGCATAATTTCATCAGTAGTTACTGCTTTAAATTCGTACAAGATTCGGTCTTCACCATCTTCATATAAGAAAGTGAACTGGTTGTGTGTAGTAGTCATCAGAAGGGAGGTTCAGATTCGTTGAAAGTAGGAGCTGAATACACACCAGGTAGATCAGGTAATCCAACACTGGTTGTGCCCCAAAGACTAGCAGTTTCCACTGGATCTGACAAGGTCGGACCTGTGCTAGCTACTTGTGTTTGTGGCTTAGGTGCCACTGGTTCTGTTGAACTAGAAGTTACCTTAGGTGCAAGAGTCATTTGTACTAATTGAATTTTTACATACGCACGTTTTTCTTTGGTGTCTTTATCAATCCACGAATCGGTTACTAAACGACCACGGATTGTAAGTCCTGTTCCTTTACGTGTGAAGTTTGCAAGTAGTTCAGCTTGATTTAACTTATCTTGTGCACTGTTAATAGCAGAGAAGTTAAACAGATCAGACTGATTACGTCCTGTGTTAACAGCAAGTGTTTGATTACAAATCATCAAACCTTCTGGTGTAGTTCTAAATGAACGCGGATCTTTTTCATCAATGTCTTTTACACATCTTCCGGTGAGGATGACATCGTTAAAGATCGGGAATGATTCAGTAACCGCAGCGATAACTCCACCATGTAGTGAGTGCGTACGGGTGTCCAGATCATGCCGTAGCTTCGAGCCATGTATGTAGATCCGTGTTCCCTTGGGTAGGTCCTTAAACTTGTCGCAAGCTTTTCCGTAAACATGAAGTTTGATGTGAGTTGGAGATTTGTTTCCTGCAGGTGGAAGGATAACTTCCGCACACAGATTGGATGAAGTGGCACTGGTGAATACCTCACGAGGAGTCTCGTTCAGTACAGCGCATGCGTCAACATAATTCATTTGATGTCAGGGGTTAGGTGGTAGAGCAGTTTAACGTCATACTCGGAGGACGGTTAATCAGTGTGTCGCTGACCAGTCAGATCCTACACGAGAATCTCCTTCTATAAGACAAAGGAACTCAAAGAATTCCTGTGCTTGAGGGAAGGCAAGCATAGCTTGTTCTCTAATCTGTTCTGTATATTTAGGGTTGCAAACCAATTGAACTTCATCATGCACCATCAAGACTTGTTCCCACTCCTGACCATGGGGTAAGGACAAGTTTGTTTCGATGTTCTTATGTATTGTTATTACAACTTGTTTCATTAGGATTGCACCTGCTGATTGTAACAACACATTCAAACCTTTAAAAGGTGAACGACAATACAAGACACGTTTGTCAAGACCAATTAAATGTTGACGAGTCAAAATGTAACTCTCAATCTTTGTTTTAAGTTCAGCTAATGCAGGCACACCTTTAAGGAATAAATTCATTGCAGTTTTTCCTAGATTACGCAAAACTGTTTCATCTTTTTCATGCGGATTAATAATTCCTCCCATCTTCAAAGAACCTGCACCATATAAACAATTTCCTGTAATGGTAATACAATCCCCTTGGCGCATAACAAAAGATTTATTTTCGGTACGTATACAAAATACATTCTTCTTTCCTATATAAGTCTTTTGTAATTTTTGTCCAGTAACATGACCTTTATTTGCAATGCTCACATGCATTTGTGTAGTACCACTAGCATTGAGTGATGGCTTAGCAACATGTATTACCCCTGGAAATTCCAGATAAGAAGCAACTAAAGCTGCTTCATAATGTTCATTACGTATTTGTGTCCAATGCCATTTCTCTTTTTGATCTGGTTTACATGATTGAAAGCCATCAGCAATTATGAATCCAGATAGCCAAGCTTTACGTTGGGCTTGGTTCATTTTTAAAATAACTTTAGTCCAATCTGTACCATATTTTTGCCACTTCCAATCAATGTCAATTGGCAAAGATTCAGGTTCAACTAATAGGGCATTAACAATAATATTAGATTCAGTATTTATTTCTGTTGTTGTTTCAACTTTAGACACCATATAATTTTTACCCGTGCTCCAACCGCAAGATACATTTCTATTACGTTTACGTTTCTTTACATACCACCGATGGTCAGCGGTAGCTTGTACTTTGAATGAATGATTATGTTGCATTTGCCAAACATCATCTTCATGTTCAAGTATGATTTCAAGAATAGGCTTCCATTCTTTTATTTCTTTTTCTTCGTTGTAAGTTAAAACTAATTGACCAACCTTTAATTCATCATATGTTTTCCATCCTTCTTTTGTAAGCACTGTTGTTATATCAGTAGGAACACAAGCATAAAGTAAACGCTTAGCTATATCCCTGGTTTCTACACCAAATAACTTTTGGTTAATGGTATGTATATCTGATTCAGGATTAATAACAAGCTTGGCATATTCACCTTGATCCCAATAAGCTAAGTAACCAGCAAGACAACGCAGCTCCAAAGCCTTGGCATCTATACCAATCATGTCCCATCCTTGGGGCGCATGAAATAACGCACGACACTCTTTACCATAAGGTGAATAACCAGCAGGGACTTGACCCATGTTGGGATGACGATGACTTGCACGACCAGTAATACAACCGTTAGTAATAACATCACCGTGCATACGACCAGTGTTGTTATTAACAAGCTTGAGCCAAGCGTTGTTACCATCTTCTATTTGCCCTAAACGTTTTTTAATTAACATGTATTCAGCTAAAGGTTTAGCCTCTGAGTATGGTAACTTTTCAATTACTTCATCATCAAGAATTGGATTACCTTTCTCTGTTGTCTTCTCTGGTTCCCACCCATACTTACTCTTGAGTCGCTCAACAATTTGCTTACGTGAACCAGGGTTGAATTCTTCTATTATTGTTTTTTCAAATGGTACGTCTTTCACATAACCACGGGCAGTATTATTCACCTTAGGTGTAAACCAAGTCTTATGTTTAATAGGTGGAAAAATTTGTTTTAATTGTTCTTCTAGTTCTACTTTCTTTTTTCTAAGGTTATCTACTAGATCAAGACAGGCGTCCACATCAAATGGAACACCGGCTCTAATCTGTTTATTAATTGCAAGTGCGAAGTCGTGCTCAAGTCTAAGCGCTGATTCAGGATACTTCTCCTTCACAATATGCTTATATAACTTTAGTGTTACTTGGACATCTTGTTTACAGTACATAAGCATCTCCTCTGAGTATTCAGAGAAGTCTTTGAAGTCAATCTTGTTATCAGCAAGACGCCAACCCCAAGCTTTAAGTGATGCATTACCTCTTATCTTCGCTGGTACATTTGGATACTGTTCTATGTCAAGGTCATAGAGTTTTTCTTTAGGCCAAATGATGCGTGTACATATGAGCGTATCAATGATGCGTGCTTTGGCGACAAATGAATGTAGCTTTTGGAGGACAGGGAGATCATAAAAGATTATGTTGTGTCCTATAAGAACATCAGCGGTTGCCAGATAAGCAATAGCATCATCAATGCGATCAGGCCCATAAGCAAAAGTTTCTGCTCGCGTGACATCATAGATGACAATGCAGAATGTTTTAGTAGCTTGATCATAAAATCCGTCAGTTTCTATATCAAAGATAAGCCAACATTCATTTGCGGAACTGGGACTCATCACAAATTTTGAGGTCTTCACTGTTAAGTTTTGTGTCATTGCTTTTAATCCATGTCAAGATTTGTTGTGCACCAGCCCGATGTGGGTTGGAATACATTCTATTGATTGCGCCTTGTGAGTCTAGTGGTATTAGTTCAAATTGCATAGCCTCCATATTGGAATGGATGGCATATGGTTTGTTGTCTTTCCAGGTTGCAATAACGTAGGACATAAACTAGTTGAAGGTGTGCACCAGCATAGTACACACCTTTAGTTAGAACGCAACCTTTATGCTACTTTCTTCTTGTTGTAACCAACAAAACCACCATCCTTCTTTCGTTTGGCAAGTGCTTTACTTGCGTCAGACCCTGCTCGTTGGGACCCATGCACCAATAGTGCAAACGGTTTATCTCCTAAACAATGACTATCGTCATGGTCTATCTCTAATCCACGTGTAGCCGCCTCTTCTTCTGTGTATACAACATAAGCTATACGTTTAAACACATCCGGATACTTAGGAAGTAAGTAGTCAAGTGTGCCACCCACAGATGCGGTCAACATAAAGTTATTAGGTATACTATCTCGCAAGCTAAGCCACATACCTAGTGATTTAGTGTAGGCATAGTAGGTAGTATCAGGATCTTCTTGTGCAACTTTAATCCAAGCTGCCATATACTTCTCTGTCCAAAAATCACCACTCTCATGTATACGTATAAGACTCATATCTGTCTGTACAATCAAAGACAATTTGATTAATGCACTTAATTGATTGACTTGATTCTCTCCTGAGTACAAAGCTTCTCTTAATAGATCCCAGTTATACCAACGTGCATCACGTACATTAGGTCTAGTCTCTGCCATGGCAGCAAAGCATCTGAACTCAGGTGCAATTGTACCTGTGAGCTGTGGTAGATCAGTAATCTTACCGGTAGTCTTGTCAGCAAATGTCTTACATACACCAGCATGTGGGCACGTGTACCCCGCTGGGATATTAAAGATTAATCGATTAGAAAGTTTGCCATTGCCTGTGCTGAATTTAAGAAGTTGCATGGTGTTGTGTAGTAATGGAATGTAGTTGAGTTTAAGGACATCCTAAGTCCATCAAAACTAATCAAACCAAAAGTCATTGAACTCTTTTGTTTCTTCCACAGAACATGGCGCAGTATCTGCACGTTGTTCTAAACGTTTGTTTAACTTTTCAAGATCTAATGAATCCAAAAAGTAACAAAGCTGTTCTTCTCCTATACACCTAAAGGCATCAAGGATAAGATCTTTTTTCTCCCTCTCAGGTTCTGCATAGTATGAGAATAAAATTCTTTCGGCTTCTTCAAAACCCATTGGATCTCCAGTAAGTCTTAACAGAACATCACTAGGCATAGCATCAATGATCTGGTTGATTACACCATCAAGAACTGTGGGCCAGGTTAAGGGTGGAATAACTTCCATAATTTGATCTACAAGATTGAGATCAATGAACTCAGGGCTGGTGGTATCAGTCATAGGTAAAGCCCCCGCTAAGGCAGGGGCATGAGGTGTACAGGAAAGTTACGCTGCTGTAGCGCTAGTAGTTACAATAGTAGAACTTAGACCATGTTCTTTTAATTTATCTAACATATCGCACATGATATTGGCATGGCGATTGGTGTCATCCATAAACTTAGTTGCACGTTCAGCTGAGATGGTATGCACGGAACCATTGGGTTCAATGTATCTCCAGCTACCGTCAGGCTGCGGATCCCCTTGGAGCGCAAGACGTTCAGAGTTATGAACGTATCGTAGCTCCAGATTGTGGAAGTCTTGTAGGCCATCAGGTGCTGTCCAGGTAGCGCCAAGGTTGTAACGCTTGTCTTGATCGGAGTAAGCATGGAATTCAGGAATGAGATGTTTAAAGGCAGCAAGGATTTGCATGTTGTTGTGTAGTAGGTGAACGTATGTCTTGGGCTTACATCAACGGATGTTGAATGCCAAGTATAATTAATATGTAACAATTTAATATTATATTCTTATCACTAAACTTACATTTTGTATTTTATAAACCAAGATAAGAACGAATTTGTTGCTGTAAAAATTGTGATGCAGTAGGTAAATTTTCTTTTACTTTTTCAAGGCCAGCTGTTTGAGCTTGACCTGTTAAGAAATTTTTTTCAATAGGTTCATCATGATATACACTTACACGTCGTCTGCTTTCAGGATCAATAATAGATTGTGTTCCTTTGATTAATGCAATAGGTTGAGCAACCCAATCAACACGGTTAAGTTTAGGATTAATTCTAGCGTTAAATCGCTCTGTATCATTTACAGGAATTGTTCCTTCGTATTTAAGAACATCTGGTTTCTGTTGTGAAATCATACGATAGTCTGGATCAACATCTAATAAATCGAATGATGAATTGTATTGAATGGGTGATTGTCTTGTTGTTAAATCAAAGGCACGATACCCCCCTGGGGATTGATATAATTTAATTGTTGCGTCTGGTCTTTGTGTTAAATAGTTTTGAATGCGTTCTTCTACGTCTCCTAAATGTCTAATAGTTGCATTGCGTTCTGCATGATAAGGACCAGCTACATCCCAATCCATCATTGGCGTATCTTTAAATCCTATAAACTCTTGAATCATGCCAGGCGATTGAACAGTTGCACGAGATTGGTCTGCTGGTAATTTATGTTGGCGTTTGTAATGAACACCTGGTTCTAATACATAATTAATTGTTGGATACTTTAATGTTCCAGATAGATTAGAACGAACTCCCATAGATCCAAGAACACGATCAAGTTCTAAAGCTCCTGTATCAATGTGTTGTTGCAATGTACGTTGAGCAAACTGTTGAGACTTATGTAAAGCTTGTGTTAAGTCACCGTTATTTTGTCTTGTAACAATAGGTCCAGGTTCAATTGCAAACTTTTGTTTTGCTTGAGAAAACAATTGATTAAACAATTCTTCTTTTGTAATAGAAGAACGAGCAGGATTAATTATTTGATTGATACTTTTTAAAGCGCCGTTCATAACGAGTCCAAGCTTTATATTTTAGTTGTTTGTATCTGTTGTACAATTGTTCATTTTGATCCATTGCTGTTTGCCAACATAACTTTTCAAGTTTGTTACAAAGCTTATCAGCTTGATCAAGCAGTTCTTTTGTCATTATACTTCAGTGGGTTTGATTTCAATAGATGTTGAATACCAAGTATGATCATAAGGTAATGGTTCAGTACCATAAGACCATGTGTCATAGTCTTCTTCATTACGAGGATCATCTTCTACGAGAATGTAATGTCTTGTATTTGTTTCGATAAAAGTACCAAGGTTTCCCATAGCCATAGCTAGTAGTTGATCATCGGTGTAGTGTTGTGTCATGAGATAAAAACGTAGTCTGGTACTACTGTTTGCTTAAGGTAGGTCGATTACTTAATAAGGATTAAGTAACCGACCTATTGGCAGATCAGTTATCTAATCTTAGTTCTTCTTCTCGTAGCTGCAATGCTTTGCTAAACATATTTTCATAAAGGTTTCTTTCAATATCGTTGAGCCTGGCATTGGACAAACCAACGATCTGGTCTACGTGCATAACACCGTCTGATACCTTAAGCAAGACAGTGAACTTAGGTTTGTTGTTGCACATGCACAAGACAATGAATGCCTTCTTAGCTTTAACGTTATTAGCATATGAGTCTGCTGTACCTACACAGTTACGTACTGCTTGCCCCCATTGGGATAGCTGGTGCGTATCTTTTGGCTGGAAGAATGTCCAGGTTTGTCCTTTGTTAGGTGTAGGAAATAGATGAGATAGTTGATCTGTATCTTTAGGTTCAAAGAATGTCCAGTTCTGTTCTTCATCTAACACTTTGATAGGTGTGGGGAATAGATCTTGTGGTAATTCTTGATTAGGATTCTTTATTGTCCATGCTTTAGTCTGGATATGATCATGGAATTCTTCTATGCGCCAACGCTTAGGTGGATCAATAGTTTCACCTGCTGTAAGTATCTGATCAAGCATTGCTATCGTATCTCGCAATGAACTAAACGTAGCATTGTACTTGGTAGTATGCGAATAGTTTGTGCACCTACTCAACCATTCCTCTGTGAACTTGGTGATAATTTTAAAGAAAGATTCTACTGGTAGATAAGTATTAAGCCAGGCATGCACTAAGTCTGGTGAGGAAGGTGAAGGCCATAAGCTATAGATGCTAAGTGTTTTGAATATGTCATTGCTTATAGCAGTCTGTAAATAATCAACAGGGCAAGCAGGCCATATCTTTAGTACTTTATTAATCCAGGTAAGAATCTTCTTTATGTCTTCATGTATATCTACTAATACATCAGGTGACTTAGTGTCTGGATGATTGAAGGCATCAATTATCTTTTGTGCTTCTGTATTAATGTAACGTTTGAACCAAGGTGTATCTAGTATATGTTTGTTGTTATCATCTAGATACTTCCTATATAGTTCTACTCCTGGGATCAAGAAAAGATCTTCTGGTGTATGTAGAATTGCTGTGAAGTTATCTGCTATACGTAGGATATATCTATAGTTATTAGTCTTAGGATCAAGTCTCTTGAACATATTATGTGTACCATCATCCTTCCAGTGAGGTATAGTCTGCTGAAGTTGGTCAGTAAATAGTTTAATTCCACGTTTGATTTGTACTAACTTCTGTTTGTAACTAGTTGCATTATGTGCCCAGTACGGTGTAGTTAACCCTGCTTCAATACTGTCTCTTGTTATGTAGTCCGTCCATGTACAGAAGTCAATGCGTCCATACTTTTTGGTGATAACGTTATCCATATTAAATAACCTTCCATCTTTACCGTAGGGAATATTAAGTTTCTTAAATGCACTAGGTTTAAATGCGAATGATATTCCATAGATGTAGTCTTCTCCAGACTTAGGTAACCAGGCTGCTACCCATAGGCTTTCTATGTGGTAGATAATAGCCTTGACTTCGCCAGTATCCTTTTGGAATACACGGTACCTATCTTCAACTGGATCAGCATTGATATTAGTAACTGCTTGTAGCAGTTCTTCTTTACTGACAATGTGAGTAGGAATCAGATCATCTGGTAACCCAAGGGTATTACGTGTCACCTTAGGTTTAGCAGCTGCGATAACTTTCTTTAGTTCAGGGTCGTACTTGACGAGGTGTTGCTGAAGGTTTGATGGGAGTTGGAATTGCATGAGTTGAGTTGTAGTTGGGATGTAAACCTTTTAACGTCATGTTTAGGACGATTGGTTTACTTGTAAGTTGCGTGTATATACAAGTAAGTTACTCGTACATACTATAAGTTACTTGTAAATACCGTACTGTCTTTCTTCTTCTAGTTCATCGTAGTGCTCTGACATGTAGTTAGTTGCATTACTAATAAACGTAGAGTACTCAGAATCCCAATACGGATGTCTTATCACCAAGAAGTCTGGATGTATTGACTTCTGTGGTGTAACTGGTACATGTTTACTAAAGCCCGTAGCTAGATAGACTTTACCTCTGGGACCACGTACTGTGATATACCAAGGTTTGAATTCGATACTAAATCCAATCATGATAGTTAGATGTCAGTGGAATCAACGTCGATCCAGTCAAGAGAATTACCACGATTTAATTCGTGGATATACTCTTCTAGATCTTCTGTGTTGCTAGGTGGTTTGTCCTCTACATAGGTGGAAGCAGAACATAAGCCTGGCCTATGCTCTGCTGGTTCTTCCCATGTAGCAGGACTAACTTGAATACGATCTTCTATCCATGCTTCCGCATAGACTTGATATTCGTTGACGCCTGTGGGATAGACATCAACATGTCTTATAGCCCAGATAGATGACATTAAAGTACCTCCATAGGTTGACGAATGGGTGCATTGAACATAGACGTAGGTCCATACTTAAGCACAAGATCTGGAAAAGAATCTAGAATCTTTTGCCTATTGAGTGGATCAGCGTAGCGTAGTGCAGTAGCAAGACTTTGTACAAACTTACCGCCATGCTGTTGCATTAGATCGGTAAGCTGGTGGAATTCAGAAGGTGTCATACAAATTGAAGTGAGGTGAAGTGGTTGTTTACCTGGGACTTACACACCGAGTTGGCGTCGGTAATGCCCAGATCTTTACATTAATTTAATGTTTGGAATGCTTAGTCCTGTGCCAGGGATACTAAAGGATCCTTTGACACCATTGGGATTGGCATTGAGAGTTAGTTGAAGCGGACCAAGTTTGATTGACTTGGTAAATGATTTAACTCCATGTTCAGTTATGTTTACACCATGGATGGTGCGATCAAAGCTGATGAGTGAACGTTTAGTCATTTCAAACCTTCGGGTAGGAGCATGTCAATGTCTGTTTGATCTGAGAAGTTTGTCATAACAAATTTCTTACCATCTGGTGTGACAAAGCCACCAATGAAGCCAGCACCTACACGGTCAGCTGCTTCTTTCATCTTTGCTACAAAGGCCATAGCTTGTAGTTGATCTGTGTTTATTGAGTTGGGAATGTTGGGAAGGTTAGATGAAGTCATGTTGATAGGTTGGAGATTGGATTGAAGTAGTGTACTTGGTAGGTAAGGGATGGATAGAAATGTTAACAAAGGTTATTCATTAACATTACTAATAGAAGATTAGGTTCCCCCCTGGTACCCCAACGGGGGGTCGAGGGGGGATAGATGTCAGGACATTGTCAAGACACATAGTGTGTGCCCTTATCTTATGTATAGATAACCTCCTGCCCAGTCGGCACGCTCTAGACAGTTTGCATAGGATGCATCGTCTAGTAAGTTGTACCTTACGTGTTTAGCCGGAGACTTCCAGCCTGCTGGTTTGTATACAGCACCTGTCTGTCTACTGACAAAGGCATGGACTGATCTACTGGTAACACAACCCATGGAACTTGTTACTTCCATGATCTTGTAATACTTATTACCTTTGTTAATCTCAAAGGTCATGTCACCGTAACGACCAGGATATTGTTTCTCAAAGCTACGGATTAGCTTGGAGATAAGACCGTCGATACGATCTTCTATTGTTTTTATAGTCTCTTTGAGACTTGTTGTGGATGCTGTGAGCATGTGTTGAATTGCAATGGAGTGTGAGCAGTTTAACGTTAGGTATAGACATTATTATTACAGTGTCAAGACATTGTCAAGACAAAGCTTAGATACCTATGGGACGTGTGATTTAGCTATGCATTTCTTGATGTTGTTGCCAAGCACAAGCATGCATTTCTGCCATGGTTACTGGAGGCTCACCCCCTGTATTGTCGTACAGGTATTGAGGTGTTGGATCGTAGTCAAGATCATGCTCGATCTCATTCTCTAGTTGAGGAATGATCTCCTCTTTTAGGAGGGCAAGCATTGAAAGTGTGAGGTCTTCACATCCTTGTGGACGCTTGCTTTCCCTTGCTACAACCTCATTCAGTTCTTTGAGAATACGTTTGAGTACTGTGTACTCATTGATGCGTGTTGAAGTGGTAGTCATGTTAGGAGGAGATTAAGGTTTGGTTAGATACCTGGGACTTACCCCATGGTGATGGGTGCCCAGGCAATTAGATAACGTTGAGGATACGTAGCCAGGAATCGGGATGATCAGCTTCTACCTGATCGAATACAGGTGTGTAGCATTCATCACCTAATGTCCATTCTTCTATGTCCTCTAGGCTGGGGATGTCGTACCAACCGATGAGATCTTCTTTCTCTTGCGAGGTGTAGTTGTTGCCGGCTGGAATCCAGTAGCAACGTAAGACTCCTTGTTTGTTACGGAAGACATTGCCGGTGCAGGGGATAGCTCCCTTAGGTGCGTCTTGGAAGTCAGGTTCGACTTCGTATTGCTCGGTCCTTTCTTCTGGTGTAACAGGTGTGTACCCGAAGGAGGCAGCGATCTCTTGAGTGATGGGGTGAAGCATGATAATAGTTCTGTAATAAGGATGGAAGTGAGTGTGATGATGATGAGGATAAGGTCATCCTCTGTAAGTACTGATGTACTAGGTGTGTGTTTCAATGGGACACTCCATGGTAGGTTCAGGCATCTCCTCCCTCATAATCTTCTCTTGCTCATCAGCAATGTCAGAGAGGAAATCAATTTGATCTGCGGTATACTCTTCTGCATACTCTGATCCCCTGGTAGAAAACCTAAAGGTATAAGTAATGCAATGATCGCTTACCGACAGTAGTTCATAGTCTGTTGCAGGGCATGCGTTTAGCCATGCATGGAAAGCTTCTTGAATAGTCATGATGTAGATAAGTGTGAAGGATAAGGTAGACATGGAAAGGACAAGGCTTAGACACCTACGGGACATAAGTAAAACTTATATATAAGTAGGTGACTCTTGGACTTACACCACGAGTGGATGCCAAGGTTCATGATCTTCTATTAGTGCCGCACTAATTGTGAGCTTTGGCTTCAAGGTCCTGTCGTATGTGCAGGTGTAGTAGGTACAGCTGTTGGAGCTGTGACATCTACTCCCACGACTGCTGCGCCAGTGGCGGCAGTAATGAGGAGTGCGAGGAGAACACAGAGTATGTTCCCCCTTCTCTCATGTGATCGGCGGTACGAATCTAATGTTACGTACCTACCGTTCTTCATCTTGTAACTGTTCTTCATTAGGTGCAATGGCAATGGTGTAGCAGAGTGTGAACCCTGCAGGAAAGCCTGGTAGTACTGCCGGTAACTTTATACCCCCTGGATATTTATCCATTAGAAGTATAGACGTGTACCTATTGGTTGTACCTCAGGCTTAAGTGCAGAGATCAGACAGCCAGTGCTTCCTCTAGCTCATGATCTTCTATTAGTGCCGCACTAATCGTGGGCTTTGGTGCAGCACCATTAGCAGCCTTTGGTAAGGCGCCAATGGTTGCACGCACTCCAGTCAGCGTCAACTCGGGACACTTGAGTGCTAACATCTTGCCGTCTTTTAGGTAGTGCGTCCTGATCTTATCGATCCGAACATCATACTGGGACAAGATAAGTTGTTGTCCTACAACAAGTGTCTTGTTGATGTATGCAGTTAACAACCCATTAGAGTTGTTGAACTTAACGCGGCAGCTACTATTGAAGCGATCGTTCACTGCGACGGTAATCGCAAGGAACTCTTTGCCTTCATGGACGGCAACTTCCATGTATGTAATGTTGCCGATGATGGTGTTGCTAAACATGAGTTGAATTAAACGATGGTGAATGCAGAGTGAACTCTGCAGGAAAGCCTGGTGTTACTCAGGCTTACTTGCAAAAATCATTCTGGAGTTGATGTAGATACTTGATGATTCCTTTAATCTCATCAAGCTTAAGGTAGCCAATTGGATTAGCTGCCCCTGGAAACCATACTTCGTAAGTAGGTTCTTGACCTGGATCGTTATTTCCCATTATTCCTGAACCTTTCGGTCCAGTAACAATGGAAACTTCGCCGATGTAGATATCTTGATAAAACAGTTGATAACCACCTGTTACACCAAGATGCTTTTGCCAGCCTGTTGCTAAGTCCATGGATACCCTTTGGTTGTGCGGTACCCATCTCCGCTAAGGGTAATGACTGGGCTAGGGTTTGCACCTAGCCACCCGCTTGTACGGATCAGCTTGCTTGACGCATCTCCACTAATATCTCAACCAGTATCTGGTTGTAACTCTTACTAGATTCTTTGGAGTGATATTCTGCTATCACTTGTGCATCATCTAACTCTTGGTTGCTGAAGGTGCCCATAAACTTGAACAGTTGTTCGTAAGTAAGTGTCATTGAATTAATGCTGTGCAGGTGCCCATCTCCTGCGGACTAGGCAATGACTGGACCAAGGTTTGCACTTGGTCACCCGCTTGTACGGATCAGCTATTAGTCACACGTAATCTTGAAGCAGGAATGTAATCTCCTGTGATACGTGCATCGAGCTGTTGTTGTTTAGCCTTAATCTGACGGAGTTCGTACTCCGCATTGTGCTGAGCTAAGCCAGCGTCAAACTCCATCCGTGCAACGGCTACACCATTGCGGATAGCTGCGACTAAACCTGAGCGAATGCCCATGATGTTTGTGCTGTGCAGGTGCCCATCTCCTGCGGACTAGGCAATACTGAGTGGGAGGTTCGACCTCCCGGCATCACGCCTGGTACTCAGAGAGCAGTATGAAACTCCAGAAGACTATCAAGTTTGTGTACTGATCGCCATCCTTTTGATCCCTCTATCTCATCGATGAAAGTGATATAGCGAGCTCTAGTAGATCCTGGTGCCCAGGCAACTACTGTCGCATAATCAATCACGTCACTTTGGTCGTAGCAAACACGGACTTCCCAGCCCATGTTCTTAGCTTTATCTACAGCTTGTTTGGCTAGCTGTTGGTTCTTGTTCACCGGATTACTCTTGGTTGTGCGGTGCCTATCTCCGCTGGAGGCTCAACCCCACCCTTCGACATAACAGTCCGAATACCGAGAACCCAGTGGTGGCGGGCATTTACCGGATTCGCGCCCTACACGAGGGGTGGTAGTTGATAAAAACAGTAAGCTTATCGTCTCAATAACACGTAAGCGAAGTAAGTTTTAAGCGAACGAAGTGAGCGTTGCTTCTTCTCTTGTGAGCGAAGCGAACTTTCTTCGTTACTTAACTCGTACTTCCCTTGACTAAATTACAAGTGATACCCATATCCTTTTTTTTCTTTACACATAACTACTCGGTGGGGGGGTGGGAGAACGGTCAGGTAAATCTAATACCTATTTGAGGGTATAAGAGCGCTTTATATATAGTAAAAGTGTTATTTTGTCGTCCGAAATGTGTGTTTGCCCAAGAATTTAGACAAAAAAGCCGGGGTTTTATTCCCGGCTTTGTTTTAAATTACAGAATTTTATTATTATCCCTTCTTTGCCTTATATGCGAGAGTTGCATTCATCGCTTTACGGAAGGCATCTTCATCTGGTAGCTCATAAGCCAGTTCTTTTTTGGCGGAAGTAACGAAATCACGTACTTCAAGGGAGTCTTCACCTTTTTGTGCCTTTTCCAAAGCTTTATTTTTTATAGTTTCGAGTGCTTCTACTCGTTTTAGACGGGTTTCGTCGTCCATCCTGGTGCATATAGATTGTTCTTTAACTATAGCGCCCATATTTTAAGTTTTAAACAATATAATATTGATATACAACAAATAAAACGATAAACT